TGCCGCTTGACGCTTCAGGGATTCCGTGTGCGCCTTGGCCTCGGCTACGCGATCCTTCACGCGGGCAGCGGTGTTTACATCACGCTCGGGAGCCACGGCTGGAGGCTCACCGGAAGCTCCACGACGCAGGGACTCGATATCAGGCTCAGTCTCAGGAGCGCGTTTCGTCTTCGCCAACGGCCCAAGCTGCCGTCGAGGAATGCGATGCCCAATGTCTTCGTTGAACGCTTTCCTCACCGCACTGTTGGCCTGAGTCTCCGGCCCACGGCGCAGAACCTTCGGTAGCTTGATGTAGCCGCGAATGCCGTGCTGAGACGCTACCCCGTGAATGTCCTCGCCACCGGGACCGCCTTTGAACTTGGCCTGCGCGGCTTCTAGTTTCTCCGCCTGGCCCTTCTCCACCTTGCCTGTGGACTTGTTATACTCGCCCAGCGTGTCGCGGAGGTTCAGTATCTGCTCCTGACGCATGCGCATGTCGCGGAGTCCCGAGCCTGGATGCTTGGACTCCAGGTAATCCATGTAGGTATCGCGGAGCGACTTCCGCAGGATGTCGTTGATGGCCACGCTCGCGCGGGTCTTGGCCGTGGACAGTTCGAGAGATGTCTTCCCGCCGTGTGACCCCCAGAGCTTGTTCTGCTGCCGCATCTCCTTGCCGATGTCGCGCAGGCTCCACGGCTTGCGATAGTTCGTGGCCTCGGCGCGCATCTCAGCGGCTTCGGCGGCGGCTGAGGGGGGTAGCTCGCGGGCAGCGGCTTCGAGAGCGTCAGCGGCCTTCGAGGGGATAATTTGATCCCCGGCGAATGGTTGCTCAGCAAGTGCGGTCTGCGTGTTGAACCGTTCGTTGGTAGCCTCGACCGCTTTCGCTAGATCACTCACGGATTTCAGCGGGAGCTTGCGCGTGCTGACCGTCTCCATGATATCCGGGATGGTCATGCGGAAGGCGTTCGGTGTTCCGGGAGTGCTGCCGCTGGCGTAGGTGGCCTTGGCGATGCGAGATTCCATCTCGGACTTCGCGGTGCCGAGACGACCGGATTTACCGAGGGCCACGGAGCCAGCCACGCCGGAGAGCGACGATAGAATGCGCTCCAGTCTGTCAGCGTCGCTCTCCCCCGGTTGCGGGATGAACAATTCCTTCCCCGATTTCATCGCGCCGTAGGCCCCGATGATTGGCCTCGCCTGTGGGATCAGTGACGCGGCACCGAGGGCTGCGGACTTCCCCCCGAGTGCTCCGCGTGTGTACTTCGCCACGTCGGCCATCACTAGCGGAGCATACTGCCGAGTCGTGCGGAAGAACGGTGACCGCGATGGGCTGGCTGAGTCCTCAGACTGGCGGGTCGCTGCGGTCTTTCGCATCGAGTTCTCAAGGTCTTCCAGCAGCGTGGTCTTATTCTGATACTGCGGCCCACGTCCGAGGATGAAGTTACCCACCTTGGAGATTCCCTCGAAGCGGGTGCCACGGGCGGGGTCGGGCGGGGTTGCTGGCTTAGCCTGTGCAGATGGAGCCGTGATCCCCAGCCGCTCACGCACCTGGCGTTGCAGCTCCGCTGGCGCGGATTGGAACTCCGGCGATGCGAGGATTTTAACTATATCCTGGTTACCGTATTGTGGAGATTCCTGATTACCTTGGAGAGGCATTGGCACCGCCTCCCTTGAGGATTCGGTCGATAAGCGACTGCGCAGGATCAGCGTCGCCAGCGTTGCCTGAGTCGGTGAACGTCCCCTTCTTCATGGCGAGGTTGATCTCGTCCATCAGGCGTTGCAACCGCTCGTGAGCGTCCTTGGAATCCCGCGTGTTCGTGGGATTCGGCAGCTCGGCCTTCAGTCTCTCGATGGTTGCTTCCGTAGCGCGCCCCGAGCGCACGAGCTGCGCCATGCCGGAGATGGTCCCGACCAGTTGGTTATACGTCTGGAGGAACTTCTTCTGCGAGTCGCTCATGCCGGACGCGGCTCCCAGTGTCATGATGCGAGGCAGGAAGCCCTCTTTGTCTGGACTCTGTGCTATCTGCTGAAGTCGCAGACGCGACATCCCTCCCTCGTCCAAGGCTTTCATGGAATCGTCATTCATCGCCCGCTGAATGAAGGTCGAGGTCTCGCGCAGCATGACCTGCTCACGGGGAGTGAACTTCCCCTGCTCCCAGCCGTAGCGGCGGGCGAGTTGCGACGCCACGGGGATGAGCTTTGAGTACTTCACCTTGTCCATGTCCTTGCCGTCGAGGAGTTCGTTGGCGGTCTCACGGACGTAGGGGTTCACGGCGGCAGAGGGTGGGATGTGACCGTCTGCGTCGAGGGGGAGCGCACCGGTGGCAGGTTTAATGTCTGAGCGTTTCGCCAACGGCCCGGCACTGCGACGCTTTCCCGCTAGCTGAGGCTGAGATGCTGCCCCAGTAGGTGCAGCGGTCAACGCGGCCAGCGGGCCTGCGGGAGAGGCCGTGGCAGCGGCGGGCGGGGTTGCTGGCTTGGACTTGCCATTGCTACCACCGCTGAGACCTCCGATGAGCGGCTTCCGGCGTGTCACCGTAGTCAATCCCGTCAGCGGATCAGTAGTATCGGTCTCACTCTCGATCAGCCCCCTCTGTGGCGGCGCGTCCAGCTGCCGCGAGTACTCCTGTCCAGACAGCGGATCATAACTGACATAGCTCCATCCGGTCTTGGAGTTCTTGTCCTGCTCCAGTTTGGTGACGACTTTTCCTGCGATTTCCTTTGGTGCGACGTTGAAGTACCGCTGCTTCTCCAGATCCGTTAGCTTCCTGCCGATAGCCGCTTCCACGTCCGCAATCTGCTTGGCCTGAGGATTGCCCTCGGCCAGTCGCATGATCTGACGGAGGTGATCCCGCTGGAGGGCTGCGGATTCAAGCTGCGAGTACACCTGCTTGTTCCTGATGTCCTCTTCCGACAACTCCTCCTTCGCCTTGGCGTAGGAAGTCCCCACACCACCCAGCGTCTGGAGCAGGGATGCGAGGGTGGCCATCGCTTAGGCCCCCGCGAACTGCGACATGAGGGAATCGAGGTCGAATCCACCGCCGACTCCGCCAGTGCCGGGAAGGTCAAGCGGCGGCACCGGGGCCAGTGGAGAATCATCTGGCTTGGGAATAATGCTCCCGCCGGGATCGTTGAATGGCACCACCTGCGGAGCGGGTTTGCCACCGCCGAGGAGCTGCTTAATCAGAGCAGTTATATCAAACGGCTGTTCACCACCCAGATTGGGATTAGCCACGGGCAGTCCCAACGAGGTCATCGCCTCATTAATCGCCATCTGCTGCTGGTTCTGCTGCAATGGGCCGAGTGCCTGCGCTTCGATCTGCTGCATGATTTGCGGGGAAGTGGACAGCCCGCGCTCGGCACCGAACGCCTGCACTTGGTTGTTCACTCCCGAGACCAGTCCCTGATCCAGTGGCTTCTCAAATCCCTGTACATAGGCTGACATCTTCGCCGGATCGGTGGACAGTGACCGGAGGTACTTCTGATAATTAATCTGGTCCTGAAGGTATTTATTCTTCGTGCGATTGGTGAGGAAGTTGGATAGTGTACTGATTCCCGTGCCAATGGCTCCAAATGGACTCTTGCTGAATGCGCTGCCGATTTGAGAAAACACCTGAGACATTAACTGCCTCCTGACATGGATAGTCCCGGCTGCTGCGTCTGTGACGATGCGGGATCATTGTCCATCCCCAGCGCGCGCAGGGCTTCCTGAATATTCCCGGGCGTTCCGGCGATGGAAGACGTGAGCGACGCGAAAGGGGAATCGGTGAGCGATCCTCCGGTCTGGGCTTGTGCATTCGGAGCTGCGAGTCGCAATGCCTGTGCCCTCTGCGCAGCGTCTGCTTCTTGTTGCTTCTTCGCGTCAGCAGCAGCTTGCGCCTGTTGCGCCTGCTCTGATTTTTTAATAGCGTCGTTTGGATCGGGAGCTGTGAGTGCTTTCTCTATGCCCACACCACCGCTGGCTGCAGTGATCGCGAGTGTAATCCATGGTATGGCGGCAGGCATAAATTACTGTCCTTAGAACTTCCCATATGCCCACGCCCCGGACACTGGCAGGAGGTCGCCCCGGCTGCGCTGCACGATCCTCATCAGCTTGGTCTCAGCAGCGGCTGAGTCCGAGAGGAAGGTAAGGTAGCCGAGCAGACCGCGACGCCTCGCGTCCGAGAAGGCACGGCGCAAGAGTAGCATGGAGGTCAGGGGCGGGGCCTTGGGAACGACAGAGATGCGGATTAGCAGGAGCATGGATTGCATCTCGCCTGCGATGAGCACTCCGATGATCTGGGCGTCGCGGATGGCTACCCAGGTGTGCGATGGATCAGGAGGGAGTTGCTCCGGCCAGAAGGAGGATTCGCCGTCGCGGAGGGATTCGTAGGGGATTACATCCGTATCGCGGAGGAGACGTACCTGCATGAGTGGCAGGATAACACAGGGGCCGCATGCAAGAGTCGAACTTGCGGACATTGGAGGTCGTGAGTGTAGCGCCTCACTCCAATGTCTACGTCTACCTTAGGTATAAACCACTCGCCCAATGCGGCCCCACGATTGTGGAGTATAACACAATCTTAGCTGATAGTCGTGGCCGGATTCGCCGCCGACACCATGGTCGTGGCTCCAACCACCGCCCCGGCAATCGTGCAGGCCAGAGTCACGTCGGGAATCTTGTCCCCGCCGGAGTCTCGCGTGCTGATGGTCAGGTTCGCGGTGCCGAGGGTGTAGGTCACTGTGCACGAACTGCCGGAGGTTGAACCCACGGCCACCGCCGGACCGTCGGAGGACACGGTGTAGGTGCAGCGGGAGGTGATGTCCACAGGCGGCGTGGAGCTGTCAAACGTCTGGAACGTCAGCGTATCGGTCCCAGGGATGGATTTCAGAGAGGTTTGTGCCATGTTGATTACTCCTGTGTCGGAAAAGATTCTGGTACTGGCGCGCCCACGCGGATGCGATGTCAGGATGCGGAGGATTTGCTCCACACGCGATGCTATCCGTCGCAGCTCGTGCCGGATTTCTTCAATATCATTCGGCTTGGAATTTCTGTGTCTTGTCACGAGGGGATTGTAACGCAGGACACGCTGGATTAGATGTCTTATTTTAAACATGACGATTATGCATCAGGCGAACTGCGGAGGCACCGACTCCGGCAGCGGCTCAGTCTCCCAGTCCAGCGCGTCGATGTCCACCTGTCCGGTTCCAGCCACGGTGGCGTGGGATGTCAATGCGGTGGTGAACAGATCCACCCACGCGAGGAATCGCGACTGTCCGAAGGTGTAGGTTACAGGCGATTGCGCTGGATCGTCCACGTAGTCATAACTCGGAGTGACGGTCATGGTGGCGAGGTTCGCGGGAGTGGCAATCCCCTTGATGGCCACGCGCTCGTAGAACACGCGAGAAGTCCCGCCGCCTGCGAGCAGTTCCGCCGGGCGCACGCTCCACTGGATGGGAGTGCCATCCCAGGTGAGGTCTCCAGCCTGCAACCGCCGCATCGTGCCGTCGTTGAAACTTCCGGCGATAGTGATGGGCTGCGTCCCTGGCGCGCGAACCTGCCGCAGCACTGAGATGGAGAACGGAAGGTCAATCACCGTCCAGCATTTCTGCACGAGGTCATAGCAGAGGATACGGGTGAGGCCGCCGATTCCAGCGTTCAGCGTTCCCACGGTGGTGAATGCGGACGGGCCGTGGAATATCACCCCAGCGAGTAGCTGCGCGGGAGTTATTTCCACGTAGGCCGAATACGCCAGCGACGCGAAGCCGAAGTACACACGATACTTGGTCGCCAGCGGATTCGGCGTTCCCTGTATCTGCGCGGAACTAACCAGGAACTGAGGCAACAACGTGAACTGCGCGGAGATATTGGTCTCCTGCTGTACTCCATTCACCAGCGTGAACGCCGTCACCTTGAAGAACGCGGTGCCGCTCCCGATGAACCAGCTGGAGGTTCCATCCGCCACGAGGGTCATATTGACCTCCGGGGCCGGGCCGAGCGCGATTGGCACCGCAAGCATGTACATCGGTGGGTCGGCGCACTGCGCTCCCTTCGAGAAGTAAATGAAGTTCCAGTCCACGGGCTGGATGTCTGGAAGCGTGGCGTCGCCGAACAGCCACGGGCGGATGTCCTCGGAGATGAGTCGGTCCCGCGTGCCGTCGAAGATAGCCACTCCGAGGTGGGTCAGCCTGCCCACGCCGAACCCGGGGAGGAACTGCGTGCTTCGCGGGGCGATGCATCCCATGTCGGTCTGCGCGCGCTGGATGGAGAAGTCGCTGCTGCCGAAGACTCCGTTGATCTGGAACGTGCTGAAATTCTTGAACGCGATGAGTGAGCCGGTAGGAGGGATTCCCGCCTCGGCGATGGTGTACGGCTGGAGCGCAGTGCCATAGTCGCTGTCATCACGATCGAGGAATGCTATGTTCAGCGGGTTCCACGAGTTCGGATTGTTAATATCGGACATCTTCAGGCAGCTCGGGCCGTCGAGTTCGTCGGTGGTTGTCGTGGGCTGGGTGTTCAGCAGCCAGAGGGAGCCAGCGTAGACGCAGACGTGCGCCGCTCCGCGAGGGGCGATGTTAGCGTTGGTGACTCCGGTGTTGACCCAGATGATGTTGTTGTCCGCTACGATCTGGTTCTTCACCTGTGGCCAAGTGGGAGCGGCTGCCGCGCTGACCCCGCCTTGCGTGGCCCGGAACACGAAATGTCCAGCATTCGCTGCCGACGGGAGGATCACATCTCCCACCTGATGCGTAGCCGAAGCCACGAAATCCGGATACGATGCTGTGAATGTGTTCTGGAGTATCGCCATCGTGGGTGGCGCGCCATCGGTAATGGCCTGCGGAGGGAAGGCATTTCCCGGAGCGATAATGATGCGGTTGTTGAACTGCACCATCTGCGGGAGCGGGGAGATGTTGCCAATCACGCCGCCAGATGCGTTCGGCGGGCCTCCGGAACCAGCTCCGGTGCCACCTGTGCCACCACCGCCTGAGCCGATGTGACCGGGAGTGCCGTCCTGCGGAGCGATGGCATCGGCAGGTAGCGTGGCGATAATCTGCGCGGCCCCATAGCTGGGAGCGGTGATCTGATACAGCGGGCACTGCTGGGTGTTGTTTCCCGCGGGGAGTGGCTGCGTGCCGAGAGAAAGGCCGTTGTCTTGGAAGGTAGTGGCCCCGGCAGCCGCGGAGCCTATCTTCAGCCATCCGGAAGCGGTGTTCACCGGAGCACGGTAGATGTTGTATCCCCCGGCGGCGTTGACAGCGGCCGTCCAAGTGAGATTGATAAGGTGATTGGCCACGATGGTAAGGTTGTTCGACCCCACAGCGGGAGAGGATTCACCTCCCGCGCCGTCGAGGGAGGTAATAGCGTAGTTGTACGTCCCGGCGCCGAGAGTGCCACCCGCGCCTCCGTCGGCGGCGGTGAGATTCGTGGCCGAGGCTATGTGCGAGGTGTAATCCTTCTTGATGCCTACGTAATAGCGATTCGCATTGGTGGGTTGAAACAGCGCTATTTCCGTCCACGGTCCGGTGCCAGGCTGGAGCGCGGAGTTCAACTCGGAGATAATGAGCGAGCCATCGCAGGTGACGAGGGAACCACGCTTGGAGTAGACCAGGTTGGAGATACGGGAGACAGAGCCGGGAGGCTGGGACTGGTCGCCGGTCGTGCCGACGAGGCCTTTCTTGAAGTTCTTCTGTGAGATGGTCTTGCTCACGGCACGATAACCCCGCCGAAGAAACTTCCGAGGCCGGGGTAGGTTTCAATTCCCCTCGCACCGCCGATTTGAATCTGCCTCGGTCCTCCCACTGGCTTGTTCAGCGGAGACGACTGGATGATGGTCTCGAACAGCTTGTACTGCTCAGATGCACCTTTGTAATCACGCTCCGCTGTCTTGAACCTGTGCAGGAGATAATGATCCAGCGCGGACTTCCATCCCGGCGGGACGTTGAGGATCGCCGTGGCCTGGCCGATCTTATAGCGCGGCGGGATACGCAGCCCGTGGAAGAAGATGTTAAGCTCGGTCACGGGAGTGTTCGCTGCCCACGCGCGCGCAATGGTTCCACCCATTCCACGTATTGCTAAGGTTATAGACGATCCGCCAACGACGAAGGAATAATATGCGATCTCTATGTTCCCTGCCGAGTCCGGCCCAAGTAGTACCAGTCCCATCGGCAGCACGAAGGACGTGGCCCCGGCAGCGCATGCGATGGTCCCGGTCTGCGCGGCGGTGATAGCGGGGGTGAGGGTCATCACTCCCGACGTACGCGATGGCTGCGGCCACGCTTCTATGATTACGCGCTCGGAGACCGATGACACGACGAAGGACATGGCGTAGTTCCCAGTGACCTTGTTCTTGCGGAAGATGGTGTCGGTTCCCGAGATGGACATCGGGTAGCCGTCGTACCACGCCTTGTCTGCCTTCCACCAGTTGCCGGTCAGAGTGTAGATTCCCTGCCCCGCGACCGACGCAACACCAGACATATCCGGCAGTCCGCCGCCACACTTCGCCGCTCCGTCCTCCAGGCCGTCGTTGATCCAGCGGTACACCGCGAACGCGGAGATCGCCTTGCCGTCGGAGTCCGGCATGAAGGCATTGTTGCGCACGTTCGGAATGTCGGAGTAGCCTCCGGTCGTAGAGGTGATGACCAACGGGAGGGTAGTGGAACTGAAGCAGAAGTTCTCCTGCCCGGCGGCGACTCCGACGTAGGCTGCGATCTCGGTCACTCCCAGAGGGAGGGTTCCGGTGACCTGGATTCCGTGGCTTGCATCCACCGCGAGGGGACCAGTTTCAGCACCGGGAAGTGTTTCCCCCCACGACGTACGGTAGGCCAGCTTGACGAAGTAGTTTCCCGTGGGGAGGGTGTTGGCTGTGGCGATGAGAGATACGATTACTTCCGCGCCGGGAGAACTGAGCGTGCCTGTGGCTGCGTCAACAGCGGCTTCACGCAAACCGAGAATTAAGTCTCCAACGGTTGGCATCGAGTGTCCCTCCTGTTAAAACGGCCACGCGATGAGAGGTGCCGCGTGGCCTGAGTGTAACATCGTTGTCCCTCTTAGGCGGTGCCTAATAGATCCACTACCGAGGTTGCGGCCTCAATCGCGGTGATGTCCGCCGGATCATAGGCCACGTAGACGGTCACCGTGTCACCCACGTTCCACTGTGCGATACAGGCCGGGGCGATGGCCAGCACGACTTGGGGATTGGCCGCGCTGCGGGCGGACTTGGAGGTAATCGTGACGGAGGTGTAGCCGCTCCTGCCAGGGGCCTTGCCGAGTATTTGTCCGGTGATTCTGCCTACGATTCCTGCCATGAGGTTTCTATTGCTCCTAGGTCAGGGCTACTTCAACGTCCGCCGTGGCCTGTGTCGTAGTGCCTGACTGTGCGAAGGTGAAGGACACGCTGGTGATTCCCAGATCGGTGTTGAACTCTCCGCTGTAGTCGATGCCAGCTCCAGCCGTGGTTGGCCCCATGATGTCCACGGTGAGGGTCGTGGTGCCGTCAGTGACGGTCACGGTCACGGTGTCTATGGTGGCTGCGTTGACCGCAGACGTACGAATGCGGAACTTTCCGCGCGTAGGAGCGGGGCCGCCACCTGTATTGAAGGCAGTACCTCCAGCGGGGGTTGTGGCACCAGTGGCGGGAATGACGATGGCCGCAGGTGCCCCGCCCGTGAGGCTGGTTCCGATTACAAAGCCGTAGTTGGACGCGGCACCGTAGCCGGTGAAAGACTCTTTTATTGTCCTAACAAATGCAGGCATCTCATGCCTCCTTCAATCTTGCAATCTTATGTAACCACCCCTGCGGTTGTTGCACCGGAGGGTGATGCAGTGGCACCCCCCGGCTTTCCCTCCAGAGGTGTTGCCACCGCTGGCCCGGAAGTTATTAGTGAACCGTGTCCGTCACGGGAGCCGGTTCAGCTACTTCTTGAATCGGCCGCTCCCACGGACATTTTTCAAACCGCAACTCTTTGCGAATGATCTCTCGCTGAAGTATTGTCTCTACAGTCAGGGGAGTACGACCCTTGCCTAGAGTGCGGCGGTATTCCAAAATCAACTGTGCCTGGCGTCCCTTGACGAGGAAGAACGGCATACAGCGCGCAAGGATTTCGTCGATGTCCGCACCATTGACGTGCCAGTACCACATCTGCGAATTGGTTCCACCGCCGCCCTTGTGATAGTTCCCACCAAACGTGTCCTTCAACCAACGCATAGGAGCTTCGCAGGACTGCACCACGTTTATACGTGCGGCATGGTACGTGTTCTTCCTAGCCTTGCCGCTAGGGATTATGAGCAGACACCCTTCGGTGTCAATCCAAGTGGCAAGACGTGCGAAGTCTATGTCAGGCACCTGATCGTAATTTCTCGGTTTCGTTTTGCTCATATAAACTTAGCGATTGTTAGTCAAATCAGGCGATTCCTGTTATTTTTATCCCCATCCTGGGCGATATGTTTGACAATTGCCAGGTTAAATAAAGTGTGGAGACCAAAACTCGCTGATTTGTAGGTTTCATGAACGGATCGACGTTAAAATAATCCGCTTCATGAAACACCGGGAACATGTACTTCGAGTTCAACAGATACGCCACGTTCGCGGGGCAGAAGAAATCCGGAATCGTGATGGCGTTGTTGAACAGGAAGTGGTTGCGGAACCCCACCTGCAAGGCTTCGTCGTCCTGCATGCCCTGGCCGAAGCGGATCAGCCCGGTGAATGCGTTCTTGAAGTTGGCGTACCGCGTGCGGTCCATCGGGAACATGTCCGGCTCGTCGTAGCCCCAGGTCACGGTCTGGTAGGCGACTTCGGCCACGGAGGCTTGGAGGTTGCCGCCGCCGTTGGCCTGGTTCGCTGGCGGCTGGAAGAAAGCGTTCGCAGCCTGGGAGCGGTCGATGCCCGCGATCACGTTGGCCGTCTGGCCGACCCAGCTGTCGATGTCGTCGATGTCGTTGGTCGTGTTCTGCGGGGCGGTGTGCCAGAGCGCGCGGGAGAGTTTTTGCAGGAAGCTCGCGGATGCCGTCTGATACTTCGCCCGGATGATGTCGAGGTTCCCGGCCCCGCCGCGGTTCAGGATGATATCGGTGATCGGAATCACGATCGGCTGCCGGATCGGACGCCACTGCTGGTTGGCTGGCTGGATCGAGTCCACCACGGAGGTGTCCAGGAGCTGATCGCCGAAGTAGGATCCACCGGGGGTTTCTTCCTGGTTGATCTCGGGGAAGATCAGCTCGCCCGCGCCGAACTTCTTGCCCTCGCGGGTGAAGCCCCAGAACACGGGGGAGGGGCGGAACACGTTGTCACCGAGCACCGGGACGATGTACTTCTGCGAGATGGCGTTGACGGTGTTCGAGAGTTGGACCGGCGGGGAAGCTAGTCCGAGTCCTACGACGCTGGGTGCCATGTTGTTGCTCCTTCGCTTGCGCTGAGTAAATTCTTTGCTGCGTTATTGTGTTACTGCGTTATTGCACTATTACGTTATTACTGCACGCCGCCTGCGGGAACGCCCGCCAGCATGCGCTGGATGTCTGAATCGTTCAGTGCCTCGTGAAGCTGGTGCTCAATAGTATGGGTGCGTCCCTTGCCATCGACTGGAGGCTTCATGTGCGAGTGGCCGGGAGCGCCCGCTCCGGGGCGAACACTGTCAGCGAGGGCTTGCTGCCTCGCACGCTCAGCTCCACGGGCCTCGGCGGCTTCGATCTCCTTCTTATGCCGGGCCTCATAGGTCAGGTCTTGGACTGCCTTGTTGATGTTGTACCTGCCGGTCTTATCGCGGAGGTTGTTCTCGTCCGCGTACTTCAGCGCGGTCTGGAGATCGAGCTTCACGCCTTCGGGGATGTCCTTGGAGAGATCACGGAACGACCGCTCGTAGTGATCGTCCATGTTCACCTTCAGCGCGATGCCGAGGGCCTTGCGGGTGTCGGCCAGCTCCTTGGACATCTTGTCAGCTGCGGCCTTGACCTCAGCGACGCCGAATTTCTTTTCCAGAGCGGTGATCACTGCCGGGTCGATATCGGCGAGTGGATCGTCGGAGGGTTTATTGTCACCTCCGCCAGCCGCACCGCGAGGCTTGATGTCGTCCAGCTGCCCCTCGATCAGCTTATCAATGGGGATGCCCATCTTGTCGGCCACGGTCTGTAGCGTATTCGCCAGCGCGGACTGCGCGCGAACCAGATTCGCCTCGCGGGCTTCGAGTTCGGCGGTCGAGCCGCCTTCCGATTCCGCGTCCATCGAGCGGAGTTCGCCCACGGTGAAGGACTCGTCCCCGACGGCGATCACGAGATCGTCCTTCAGGGATTTGTTTTCGATGATTTTCTGCAATTTTCCGGGCTTCTTCATTGTCGTCTCCTAAAACTTGTGTTACATTCCGCCGCCGCCCATGTCATCCCCGCCACCACCACCCGCCTGTTGCATCATCCCCGGAGGGAGATTCGCCGAGTTGGCGATCTGCGGTCGCACCGCGTTGAGCGTGGCTGCCGCCTTCTGGATGGGTTCCTTGGCCTTGGAGATGGCTTTCTGGGCGTCGGCGATCTTCTGCGCCGCGTCGGGGACCTGGGTAATCATCTGGATGTAGAGCGATGACAGCGCCTGGTTGATCTTGTCCAGGATTTTGATTGCGGCCTGAGGGTCTGCGCCCTGCATGCCTTGGTACTGGGACTGGAGCTGGTCACCCGCCACGTCCGGTGAGGCTACGCCAGCCGCTCCGCCACCGGGGGATCCACGCTGGGCGAGCCGCTCCATGATCTTCTGCGTTAACAGAGCGGACATCGGACTGGTGCCAGCGGCCACCGGTTATCCCCTCTTACCCTTGCGCATGGCGCGCTTGGAGTTGTGGGACTTGTGGCGGATAGTGCCGCGCATGCCATACTGGCCACGGCCCATCAGTGATTTTCCCTTGCGGTGAGACATCGCGGGCCTCCTATTTCTTACCCTTCTTGCCGGGGATGAAGCCGAGCGGGTCGCCAGGCTTCAGGACTGGCGAGTTGTTGACTCCCGGACCTTTTTCGCCCTTGGGAGCTCCCACGGTCAGCGGGGACTTCAGGATTTCCTTATCGAATGTGTTTCCGAACCGTTCCGGCATGATGTACCTCCTCACGCAATCGGTTGATGAATCCCGCCCCGGCAGGTGCGTGGCCTGCCGGACACGAGATAACTAAGCTGTGTTTCCCCTTGTTAATTCTCGCTTCCGGAATTACTTCCGTCCGCGATGCTTACGATGACCGCCACGTTTGTGCTTTCTCGCCATGGTAGTGATCCTCCTTCGCTGGTATTAGCCTGCGTACTGTGCTTGCTGCATACCGCCCGAGGCGCGAAGGCCAGCGCTAACGGGAGGTTCCGGGGAACTTGGATTCTATGTGGCCATCGCCATCTCCATCTCGGGAGTCACCGCCGGATTCGGATATCTCGCGTCGCCGTAGAGATCGATCATCGTCTGCGCGGAGCGCAGGAGATATGCCTCGAACTCATCGTCGCGAGGATATTGCTCCCGGCACGATGCGTGGATTTCCATCGAGGGTGAGAGTACTCCGTCGATGGCAACCTGCACGTCGAAGTACTCGCCCTCCTTGCGGAAGCGGATGATCTCGAACTGCGGAGGCCGTGCTGCTGTGGTCACGGGGAGAGCATACAGCAAGGGTGGAAGGATTATGTATTGGTTATGACAGTGATGCGGAACGCGGGAGGCTCAGATGATGTTCTGTATCCACAAGCGTCCCCGTCGATCTCTCATGTGCGGGATGGAGAACGCGGAGAGGCGACCGGTGCGGTGCCACATGTAGACCGTGTTCAGCGGGCGGTGGACAGCACGGGCGTATTCAGCTGGAGTAAGCCAGTGGTTACGCCACTCCATGCGGAGGAGGGTAGAGCAGTCGGCGATGACGGGGAGGATGGATTCGCTCATGTTAACTTGTCACCATTAAGCCAATCTGTCATTGGCTTCAAGCCACTCACGTTGTCGAACATTTCATATTCAAAATCTTCTGCAAGACAATTATTTGCCTGCTCACGTTCAAAGTCATCCACGGCTTCGCGTAATTTATTTATTACTTCTTTTTTGGTCTTACCGGATGCAGTAACCACGGCCATCATCGTCTCACTCCTTTGGCTCTTGATAACGCCTCCAGCGCCATTTCCTGCTCGTGCTCCCGCGCTATCTCCTCCGCATGCGGGAAGTTCAGCATGTTCAACCCACGGCGCACGGAAAGTATCTTGTTCTTCATCAGCTCCGGGGCCATCTTGCGGAGCACCGTCTGTGATAGTGGCTGGATGGAGGCCTCGTCCACCTCCACGTCGAAGATGTCCGGGCGACCCTGCATGAGGTAGTCCAGCGGCTTCCACTCGACCGGCTTGCGGCCTTCGTCGGAGGGCACGAGGTTGGTGCGGCGAAGGTGATAGAACCTGGCCATAGAGTAGAACCACAGTTCAGAGAACAGTTGGAACGATACTGCGCCGAGGCGACCCCGTAACTGTGTCAACCCCTGCGCACGGAGCACGGACTCGTCATACAACTCTGGACTGAGGTTCCCTGCCCCGGGATTGCCCGAACGCGCGGGCGTAAATCCCTGCAACGCCTTCTGCCGGTCGAGTAGACTCGCTGGTATCTGAGTGAAATGCGCTGGCATCTGCGACGGAAACACGCACTGCGGCACCTGCGACTGGGGATTGATGACGCAGACCTCGCCGGGAATGCCACCGAACGCCTCCACGTCGATGCCGGTGTTCGAATGGATGAACCAGATGCCGTTGTTCAGACGCACGGCGTTCTCAAACACTCCAGTCATCAGGCGTTCGGCCACGTTCTGGAGGGTCACGGAGTAGCGAATCGCAGGGACTCCCCAGATGCCGAACAGTGGAGGCATGGACCAGAACGGCACCGTGGGGAACATGCCCAGCGGCCAGGGGTTGTCGCCGTCGGAGAGGATGCGCCCTTCGCACTCGATGATAAGGCGGCCATTCGGGTATTTCCATTCCAGGTCGGGGGAGGTGCCGTTGCCGCGGTTCTTGTCCGGGTCGGTGATCTCTCCGCCAGGGAGTTGTTTCTTTTCCACGCGACTGGCGATGCGGGTGTAATCCTGGCAGTAGGTGTAGCGAACACGCAGGCGGGGGTCGAACGGCGCGGCTTTGTTCGAGGGCAGACCTCCGACGGATGACATCGGGCCATCGGGCATCGTGAGTCCGGTTCCCGCTGGGCCGAGGAGAGAGTGTCGCGGTGTAGTGGTGGGCCGGGATTTCAATCCGACTGAAGTCAAGGGCCAGCGGCGACGGATTTCATCGACGTGGATGTAGTCTTCGAGAATTTCAAACGAGCGGTCGAGGTCATAGTCCGTCACCGGATCGGGATAGTAGCTGGCGGGATTCCTCGCCTTGGCCCAGAGCATGCCCTTGCCACCACGGGCTTCGGGGTTGAGTCCAATCTGTAGAACTCCCAGCCCGCCGAACAGCGACCACAGCATCGCGAACATCGCGTGGTAATTCACCCTCGCCTTGCGCCACTCGGCTTGGAAGGTCTTCTCGCGGTCTTCCTCCTGCGCGCCGGACTGCTGATTCGTTATATAAACACGCGGGCTGCTCTCGCTGAGGTCGTTGGCCTCGTAGAGCATCAGCGTTTGCAACTCAGGGATTTTTATGGACGGGCGGAACGTGGGGACAGGGCTGCCGGATGCTCCGCTGTCGGAAAGGGTGTAGAACTCCTGAATGTCTTGGAGATAATTCTGGCCGAGTACCTTGTCACGCTGCTCCGCTGATAATCTTTGCCACTCGTCCAGGTGGCGAGAAAGTGGAGAGATATCGGCGGAGTCGCCGGACTTCTTCGTGGTGAATGCGGTTGCCATTAGTCTAACAAGAAGTAGTAACGCCTCTCTGGCAGGTAAACTGAGAACCCCACCGCTTCCTCGGGAAGATAACAGTTAAACTTCCTCAAGGCCTCGCGCCGCGTTATCGCTCTGCCAATGGTTCTACACATGATTATTTCCGCTTCCCCGGTCGCGGCGGAGTCATACGGTTCGGTGACTTCGTGCCGTGACGCAGCCGTGGCCCACGCTGGGCCTCTTCGTTCGTGCCTCCGTAGTTGTTGTCCGCGATGACAATCGGCCCCTTGGCCATGGCTACTTCACCTCTGCGGGGATAGTATCACGCTTCCCCGATTCAGCAACATCGAATTCGTCAGTCGCTGCTTCCTCGCCGCGCAGCCACGCTCCCACCAGCGCCGCCGCGTCCTTGCCAGAGTCCTCATCGCCGGACGATCCCATGTACTCCTCCAGTTTTTGCATCGTGTCGATCATCTGCGGGAGGGTGATCTGGCCGGACATGATAAGGACTTCGGCGTTCGAGGAGAGATCGCGCTGGAGCTGGCGCCACGCGGCTCCCTTGCGGGCGTCACGTTCACTGGAGAAGGCGGCGAATATCTTGGATAGAACCGCCCGCGCCGATGTGATCTTCTCTGGCTCTATTGCTTCCGGTTCTGCCACGGGTACTCGCGGTTTGAGTTTTCCCTCTCCTGCGCCTGTCGCCTGGCGTTGGCCGTTCTTTTTACTGTTTTGTCCTGCTCCAGCAGGTAGAGATCGAGGTCGCTCTTTGTGGTCGGAGCGCGGTTGTTCAGTGTGTTCACTGCCAGAACCTCCGGTGAGGTCATGGTAGGCTTGGTCTGCCCAGTCGGCTGTGGTGGCGGGTTCGTTGGCGTCGGGCATTCGATGGCCTCCTTCGATGGTACGTAGTAGATTCTGGCTCCAAGGCGCAGCGTCAGCGTCGCGGCGTTGTCGGAGCTGATGTTCTGGAGCGATAGCTCAAGGCCAAGCTGCTGGAGTTCGGACAGCGGACAGGTGAATGTGCCGCCGTACTGGGCCAACAACTGTATGAGAGCTTTAAGGAACTCTGAATTCACACGCCCTCCAGATTAGCGCCAGCAGTCTTTTTCTTCCCCTTGTTGATCGCGTCCAGCGCCTTCAGATGCCGGTTCCCGTGATCAAGCAACATTCCCATGTCGGTGGTGAACGGATCAAGCGCCCAGCTCACACCGGGGATTTGGTTGCCATCACCGGATGGCTTGTCCAAGGTCTCCGCCCTCCCCTTGCCGATCCTCGCCGTGTGATATTGCTCGACGGCGATCCACCCGAGCAGTCCCGCCATGAAAATGTCATCGTGTCCCTTGATGACCTGCCAGTTCCATGCCATCTCCATCTGCGCGCGGGACATCTGGGCGAGGAATTGCTGGTCGGTAACGTGGGCCTCACCTCTTCTCAATGCCAATCTAAACCTGTCGAACAGCATGCGCCGCGAGCGTTGCGTGGTTTCCCATCCGAGAGCAGTGGAGGCTTTCGCATGGACTTTATCATCACGGGACCCACGCCAGAGATATTGCTGTGGGTAGTAGTAGCGATCGCGGAGTTCCTGCGCCGCCGTGGCCCCCCAACCGCCGGTGAACTCGATGTTTATCATTGCGGAATTGTAATAACGTCCCAATCCGTTGAGGAAATACGCGAGAGTCTCAGGAGGGATGCGTTCGGCGAATCGGAACGCCATTCTACCAGTATCACCGTTCCATCCGACAATAGCCGCGAAGTCACCAGTTCCCACTCCCTTCGCAGCGTCAGCTCCAATGTAGTATTGTCCTTTTTCTGTTGGCAGTTCCCAGACACGGATTTCTCCTTCCGGACGTTCCTCGAAGATTGGAATCCCGCCCTCGGTGGTAATGATGGTACCACGCAGGATCGGCTTCTGGTTGTCGCGCTTGGCCGCGGATAGTTCAATCGAGTCGAACGCCGGACGACCACTGGAGATGAATCCCTCTTCAGGAGTAGATGGGTAATCCTGCTTCATGAGATCGTGGTTACCCGCGCAGGCTTTGGCCATGGTCCAGCGATACCATGCGATCTGGTTCTTGGTGCAGTTGAATTCCCGCGCCAGCCATTTCTCATACTCTCCCTTGGGAGCGTCCTTGGCGAGAATCCGCGTTTCCTCATCCGAGAGCGAGAACCCCGGATCCTCATGCCACGGCATGAATATCGGGATGAATCCGTTGGCCCCGTCCACTGCGTCATGCCAGTAGTTGTAGAACGCCTGGCCCGGGCCTTCGATGCCGTTCGGTGTGGTCTCGATGATGATAATGTTGTCCGGGTCCTTGGAGACGGTGTTCACCATGGAGACGAAGGACTCCTCTCCGGGGTAGTAGCTCGCCTCAGATAATAGAACCGCGCTGGCAGTGAGCCCGCGGCCACCGATCACGGTCTTCGCGGTCGCGCGAGTCAGCTTGGAGTAATGCCCACCCTGAAAGTTATAGGTGATCTGCGTCTTATCGGATTTGATGTCCACACCACGACGTTGCATCGCCTCCGCGAACGGCTGCGCACGCTCCTCGTAGAGTTCCTTGGCGGTTTTATCCAGCTGCGCGACGATGACGGACTTGCCCCCGCGCTTGGCCATGTTGTGCGCAGTCAGGAGCGCGACGGCCCAAGTGGATCCTCCCGTGCGACGGGACTTGTAGAGGATGACCTGGAGAGGCATGTTCGGACGGTAGTGCTCGCGGATCTCGCGCATGATGCGTTGTTGCGAGGGAGCAAAGTGGAACGGCACCGTGCGTCCGGTGTCGCGGTCGCGTATGGGGAGGCGGCTGCAAAAACTCTCGAATCTGGATAGATCAAGTGGCAATGGGGTTTCCTACCTTTCTATCCCATGCCCGCAACATCATTTTACGTACCGTTATTAAAATGTGGGGAAGTTCTCTGAGATCGCAGTTGTCGTATTTACATATACGGTTCCAATGTTCTACCAGAAAGTCGTATCCTCCCAAGTACCACTCATAGGTACCGTCATCACAGGACTCGAAGCGGGCGAGGTCGAGGGGCAAGGCAGCTCCTACTTTTTATTCTTTCCCGCTCCGGTACCAGCGGCGAACTCTGCATCCTTCCGGATGTGCTCCTGGTAAATCTGCTGCTTGGACTTCTGGGTGGACGGCGCGTCTCCAGGCAACATCCCACGATCCTGCATCGCCGCGATGCCATGCTTGCGACGGTTCTCCTCCACGATACAGGCGTCGGAGCAGAAGTACTCGGTGATGAAGGCTCCGGTGGCGGAGTCTTTGCGTGGGCGCACCATGCGCCAGTTGCGATTGCCGAGCTGGCGTTTCGTGGTGCCGCACATGAGGCAGGCAGTGTCGAGGGTTTCCTGCGTGCGGCGGATCTCAATGGTACGAGCGGCCAGTTCACAACGAGCGCGCATCTTGGCCAGGAGGACGAAGCCTTCCTCGATGTCGATGGTCGAGAAGAAGTCTCGGACCTCCGTGTCGTACTCCGCCTCCGTGGCCCAGCGCGCATAGGCGAGTATCGACGCAGCTGCGGATGCCTTGGCCTTGTCGCCGTTGTGCGAGGCGTGGTTCAGCTCGGTCGCGGCCTCGGAGGGAGTGAGATCGAGGTCGTTGGCACTGAGGTCTCCGGGAGGGAGGACGGGTTCCGGGACTGCGGGGACGGAGACTGCATGTTGTTTGGCCATTACGTGTGTCACCTTTCGTTATCTGAAATACTTAATCTGTAACTATCAATCTATCCTCGGAAACCGAAACCCTTGACTCCAGCCTCAATGCTGGTTTGTTATGATCCATTAATATGCTAGACGTTAACCTCTCCAACTCTTGTTATGAATCCTGCCAGCGTTTGTAGTACGTGTTGCGGACGGCTATTTGGTCAGTTAAATCCGACCTCTCCTGTTTCGATAAACAAATTATCGTAGGCTCACTACATAAGAACATAGATCACACTCCTTATCTAAAATATTTAATCCTACCCAGCTTGTCTTTCTCCACCGAGCGTGCCCGCTTGTACTGCTGCATCGAAGGATGCTCGGCCACGAACCGCTTGAACTCCAGCGCGGTGCGCACCTGCACGGAGATGATCTTGCGGATGTCCCGGCAGGCGGTGCAACCGAAGCAATAATGAGTCACGTATCCGCGCTCGCGGTGCTCCTCTACGAGGATCATGGAATCGCGCGGGGCTTCTGGCGGGTGATCGGGTGATTTACAAAGTGGAGTGTTCATTCATTCACCCACTGACGAAACCAGTACACGGCAGACATCCACGTAGGAAAGTATGTGTTACTTCCCTCCGGACGCGACAGCCTCCAAGGCTTCCCCTGAAATAATGGGCTTGGCATGTAAAACAGTTTCCATTTCATGTCAGTGCCTCGCTCCGAAGCGACGAATCACTCCGCTGCCACGGCACACCGGACATGGAGCCTGAGACACGCCACCGTCGGGGAGTGCTACCTGCATGGTCCCGCTGCCACCGCACCTGCCGCAGGGATCGCTCGCCTGTCCTGCCTCGGCCCTGCGGAGATTGTTCATCGCCTTGCGTCGCGCGGCGGGAGTGTCGGCCATGTTCACCTGTACGGAGGCTTCCTCTACGAGGTCAGTGGAGTGCGCGTCTAACTCTGCTTCGGCTTCCGCTGCGATGCGAGTGGCTTCCGCTTGCGGGTCTTCACCCGCTTCAGCTTCCATCTCTTCCGTGGCCGAGGACTGAATCCTATCAGGTCTATGAGTTGTAACGTTGGCATGTTGCCCTCCTCCCGCAGCGTTCACCGCAAACATCTTCGTGTCTGTCGGTGTCACCAGCATCAGCGACTCCACATCGGCGGGGAGAGACTGCACCACGGCGGACACCACGCCCGAGAATGCCAGGTCGTGGATGCGCAGCACCGCGATGGCTCCGTGGCGAAAGAGAGACAGTACGGGTGGAGCAGCTTCGAGGGAGCGCGGGCCAGCGGTCGCGGATGCCGCTGGCTGAGAGGTTACGCTCCCACTGCGCGGGATAAAATGTCCCCACGAGTTACGTTGTCGTGGCGTCGTCGGCGGCGGTGCTGTGTTGGTCGGTGTCTGCATGGTTGTCTTCTTCCGGGTTGGCATTGGGATACTTTACTCCTTCGTGCAACTGCATGGTGTTGACATCGCGCAGGAGGTCGTCCAGTTCGCGGTCGAGGCCCGCGCCTTCGACGATCTTGAATTCCTCCGTGAACTCTGGCACCGCGTTCCCCGCCGTCATGAAATCCTTCATCGTGCGCCAGTCATGTCCCGCTGGGGCGTCGGTCATCAGCCCGGTCTCTAGCCGTCCGGCTACGGTGCCGTCTTTGTGATAGCGGACGAGGGAATCCTTACGCAAGGTTTGATGAATCCGCTGGCGATTGGCCTCGCGGTACGACTCGCGGAGTTCTTCAAAACTGCGCTGTCCATCGGCGGGAAGGACTATGCCATCGCGCTGGAGGGAGTCGCTCACGGCTGCGCTGCCTCGGACATCTCGGGGATAGCGGCTCCGGTATCGGCAGCGACTGGTTCCACCACCGCAGGTTCATCCATCTGTGCCGTGACCACCGGAGCAATCGTCACCGTGATCTCATCGCCGATCTCCAGCGTCCCGCGCTGGAGTGATTCCATGCCCACCACGAAGATCGAGGCTGGCGCGCCGGGTGGATAGATCGTCACCGCCAGGCGCACGTCCTGATCGAACTCGTGATCCACCGGATTTCCCAGCACGTCCACCGGGCCGTTGCGATGCGCGCGCCCGGTGATCCAGCCGCGCATGGTGATGGATCCATCTTTGTTGACAGGATTCATGAGATCAGTAGCCTCCGAAGATCATGATTGAGCTACCAGCGAGGAAGCTGTTGGCCCCGAGGCACTGCACGCTTAGGGAGATGATCTGCGCGGTGGTGTTGACCCACTCAATGCTATCGTGCAGGAATCCCAGCGCGGCAGTACCAGCGGCCCCGGTTGCCTGAGTCACACGCCCAGTGAAAGTCTTGGACTTGGCCAAGGCATTGATGCCGGTATACACCGCCGATATGGGAAGCGTGTTCGACGCTGCCGGGCCTCCGATGCGACCGGCGGTGATTGAGGTGTTACCCGCCGCATCCACGACCACAACGCCTCCAGCTACTGCGGTCAGGTGCCTATCCGCGTAGTTGGCCCCGGTGTCGCCGTTGAATCGGATGGTGGCCTGGTCGGCTCCGGTGAAGCCAAGGAGGTTGAGTCTTATCTCCAGCGACGGATAGGCTCCGAAGGGAAGCGTGGGGAACGCGGCGGCATTGGCCGTGAGTGTAGCCCCGGTGATGTAGAACGGCGGGATCACGCTGTCAAAGCCGTAGGACTGGCCGAGGGCGGCGGTGAATTGTCCGGGGTTGATGGTTGCCATGGCGGGGGCTCCTAGTGTTGATTCGATTGCTGCATCGCGATGAGCGTACTACTATTGTGGGGCGGGGTCAATGGGAATCCTCCTGCCGCCGTGATTCTCTTGCCTCGACCGCCGCGTACAGCAGCGTCTCACACAGGTTGTTCAGCGTTCGGTTCGTGGCCTTGGCGTAGTCCCGCAGCCGGGTTATGAGAGATTTATCGAGGCGGATGTGAACCGACTCGGAGACGCGGATGCGGCGGGGCGTGGATGTTGGAGCGTGGGTCATATTAATCTCCACATAATTAAAACCAACAACAGGATCATACCACAGCCGACCACCCATGGAATATTTATTTTATATTGAGATGACCTTGCGCCGCTCTCACCTGCCGTAGCCCTCGCGTGCGACCCCCGGGCTCGGGATCGCGGGCAAGGGTGGTCATTGCAGTCGCAGGCGAATGAATAGTACCGCGTCAAGTCACACACGTAGCGAGATGACTACAACAACAACTCACTCAGATCTGGTGACTACTCCAGCGGCAACGTGGTTGGAGTCTTAGCCCTAGCCTTAGCAGCTGCCTCCGCCCGTCGCTGTTCCCGTGTGAGCGGCACCGGCGGCGGTGGTTGTCTAATCCCCTTGCGACGCATGGCCGCGCGTGATCGCCGCTGCATCATCCAGCGTCCCCAGGCAGAGGAGTGCTTATCTTTCGGCATGTCGGACGGTCGCCAGCCCATCGCTTAACAAGCTACCACGGATTCTTATACCGATAACCATATTCTTGTGACAAAAAGTGCTACTTCCCGCGTGTTTTCCACAGACTGCCATTATTTGTCTAAGGTGATTTTGTTATTGACATGGGATACTCCCGGCGCAATAATAGCGCTTGTATGGGATTCAATATCGCAAGCTGCTGACCATTGATCGCAGGGCAGCTGCTAGCTATTAGGAATTCATCCAGTATTCCTTCCCTTGCAGTCAGCAGAGTTTCAGGTCTATTGAGCACATCGCTGAATCATTCAAGCGGTAATGAGAACCAGTCGGACAGACTTTAAACGGAGGATTTTTCACCATGTCAGATTTCACGGTCAACATGCCAGTGCGGTACACAGCGGCGTACCGGGCCAAGTTCGCCAGTATCAAAGACGACACGCGGACGTTTTATGTTGCGGCCATTAAGGACAGGGGAAATTATGTTCCTGTGCTCACGCTGGCGGACGCGGGAGGGAAGGTTGTTTCCAGCATACTCGCTGAGAATGTGGAAGCGGCTTAGCCGTCGCTAGGACGCAGCCGGCCAGCACGCGGGCTGCGTCTTGTGGGAGGGCTAATCATCATGGTGTGGATCAATGAGAACGAACGTACCGGGCAACGGAAGATACAAGAGGTAAGGGACGGTAAACGAGTAGCCGCTTTCCTTCACTTGAATGATCCGTTTCAGGATGCGGTCCCGTGCTGGCATCCGGACAAGATACATCCACGCGAACCGCATCCGTTGGAAACGCTGGCCTCCCGCATGGGCAATAACAACGCATTCAGGAAGTAGAGACGGCGCAATTCCGCGCAACGACACGGAGGGAGGAGCACGCACAATGAAGGAATATAGAGTCACGTTCTTAGTAGAAGCTGACAACGAACAGGCGGCAGTTGATGCGGTTTACGACCGTCTTGGCGATGGCGGCGAGGCTGACGAGGTAGAAATGAACTTTTCATCCGGGCCGATCGAGACGAATTAACACGGGGGACACCCATTTAAAACGGAGGATTGGGAAAATGACGGACACGCCTAAAGTAAACGATCAGTTCAAAGACGATAATGGCAAGCTGCACCGCATTGAAGAGGTGACAGGCAACGCTTTCCGCATCACCTTTGCAGGCACACCCGCATGGTTCATGTTCTCAGCCTGTGAGATTTATTCGCACGGCGCGGGTACGATCAACTACTGGCAGGTGAAGCCATGACCACGACGAAACTCGCCCACGAACCAGAGACGCAAGTAGTTATATACGAATGTGGTATCTGCTCCTGCTATCACCCTTGGGACTGGGATGGAGATTGCCGGGATGATGACAACCGGATTACCGATCTTGAACCATTGGAAGCTGCATTCGGCGTTAACAACGTGATTGTGCGCAGCTGGGAAGAGAGATGCGCCAATGACTAACACTAAAGCCAAGTTGGAATTCGTGTGGGCGATGGCCCGCTACACCTCCGCGACTGTGCGGCAGTGCGAGGAGTTGATGCGGTACGCGGGAACACTATGGAGGTTGGAACGATATCATAGTCTGGCGTCTATCGCCAAGCGGGAGCGACTCCGGGGGAGGGTGACGGAGCTTTGCTGGGAGATTACCGAACCTCGCGCACATCAGGTTTGTACCAATGCGTTGGCATGGTGGCACAGTGACGCGAGGCGAATGCTGGCGAAGGAACCTGCATGGGTGGAAGTCGCCAGAGAAATTCACGGCAAGAAACCTACCACATACAAAGAAACGTGCATTCCTAGATTCAGTGAACGCTTGATAATCTGCGTCCCTGGCGGCGAGGGAATCGTGGTGCCGGCATGACCGCCTTTGACCGCTTTATGGCCCAATGGCGGGAACAGAACTACCGGCTGTTGGAACAGGAACACAATTCAACAAAGGAGAATGAGGAACATGAACAGGATCACGATTGACATAGCGCTGTGGCTGGGGTTCGCGGCGGCGCTGGCGCACGGTCACATAAGGCTACACCTGCGGCCACCGAGCCAGGAACCACCGCCGGTGGTCTGCCAGTTCTGCAAGTGAGAAATCATGGCCAGGCGAGCGACCAATCCGGAGATCATCGCGGCCATGAACGTGATGTGCCAGCGCGAGGCGGAGGTCACGGCGGAGGAGCTGGAGAGGATCACGCGGGAGTGTCAGCGCAGTCGTAGGGATGATTATACGGAGTTTGACTGGAGGGAATATGCAGTGGAGTGGATATCAGACGGCGATTTATGACGCATTTGAGCATGGCGGGGAATCGCTGCTCATCGAGGCGGTCGCTGGCAGCGGGAAGACTACTGTGCTGGTGGAACTGTCGCGCATCATGCAGCGAGCGTTCCCCCAGCAGCGAGGCGTGTTCCTGGCGTTCAACAAGTCCATCGCGATGGAGCTGCAATCCCGCATCGACGCGAGGAACGTCCAGGCGATGACCCTGCATAGCGCAGGATGGGCCGCGTGGCGCAGGGCCGGGGGACTGGACTGGACACCGCAGCTGGACAGTCTCAAGACCTCGAAGATCATGCGGGAGGTGTTGAGCTATGAGGAGAATAAGCGATGGGGTGAGACGACGCGGAGGCTGGTGGGGTATGCGAAGGGGATTGGGCTGGTTCCTCAGCTGGCCACGGTTAATTACATCGAGAATTACGCCTCTGGCGTGAGTGGCGGCATTCCCTGCCGTGGGCTGGTGGAAGACACTCCCGAGGCGTGGGAAGGTCTGATGGATCACTATTCGCTCGATGCGGATGAATGCAACATTGACTGCGTGCGGAGGGTGCTGGCTAGGTCGATTGAGGTTCTGCGCGATGTCTGTGATTTTGATGATATGTTATTCGCCCCAGTGATAGCTGGCGTTCCTTTCGACAAGTACGATGTGGTGCTGGTGGACGAGGCGCAGGATGTCAGCGGGATTCAGATGGAGATGATTGGGAGGATGGTTGGCGGTGAGCATCCAAGGTGTGATTGTCCCCCCTACTACGCCAAGGAGGATGCTCCGCTGGCTGATTTCTGTCCTGTGCATGGGCTGGAGGAGTATCGCAAGGCAGCAGGAGGCAGAGTCATAGCCGTCGGTGACCGCGCGCAGGCCATCTACGGCTTCCGTGGTGCTGGGACTACCAGCATGGATGAGTTGCAGCGGCGGTTCGGGATGAAGGAGCTGCCGCTGTCGGTGAGCTATCGCTGTCCGCAGGATGTGGTGAGCTGGGCTCAACAGTGGGTGCCGCAGATTGAATGGGCAGACACGGCAGACTTTGGCTTCGTAGGGAAGGAAGGCACGGATTGGAAGGGACAAGCAGAGATCGCGCTGGAGGGAATATCCAAGTGGAAAGGGATTGGGGATTTCCAGCCAGGCGACGCCATCCTCTGCCGGCTGACTCGGCCGCTGGTCGCCGCGGCGTTCATGCTGATCAGGAATCGTATCGCCTGCCGGGTGCTGGGGAGGGATATAGGAAAGGGACTGGTTGACCTCATGAAGAAGGCCAAATCGCTACAGAATGCCCAGCTTGAGGCGTTTGACCGCTGGCTGGAGGATTACGAACACCGAGAGGTTCAGCGCCTCAGGAACAAGAACAAGCACGCACAGGCTGGGCTGCTGGTGGATCGCATAGATACTATTCGCGTGTTTATGGACCAACTGGGGGATGCTACGGTGCCGGAGCTGATAGCGGAGATCGAACGCCTGTTCGTGGACAATGGCGGAGCCTCGGGGATGGTGACATTGGCGACCTGCCATAAGGCGAAGGGTCTCCAATGGCCTAGAGTATTCATTTTGGATGCTTCAAAATATATGCCTTGTCCCTGGGCCCGTGGAAGTGGCTGGGAACAAAATCAGGAGAAAAACCTCCAATATGTAGCCGCGACACGCACTATGCGCGAGCTTCGTTATATAACATCGGAAGATTTGAGATAATGCTTGCAATGGTGACTCTCTCATATTAAAAAGAGAGTCACCATGAACGAAAAACGTTGCAATAAATGTGGAGAAACTAAGTCAGCATCAGAATTCGGGCTCAGAGTTAGAAACGGTAAATCGTATTTGATGCCCAGATGTAAGCCTTGTAGGTATGTCGAGGCTCGCAAATGGCGAGCGGCTAATCCCGATAAGGTGAGAGAGCATGGAAAACGCTGGAGAACCTCCAATCCCGATGCCGTGAAGCGACTAAAGAAGCTATATCGGCTTCACCATCCTGATCGGGTAAAAGCGCAGATAAAAGCCTCTTTAGCGAAACGCTGGGAAGATAAGTATAAGCCAGAGCGTTGGCGAAAATGGCTACGAACTAAATATGGGATTACTGAGGAACATTTCGATGATCTGGTCAAGAAGCAGCACAATAAATGCGCTATCTGCAAGAACGGACAGAGCCAGGGGCCGCGCCGGCGGGAAGAAGCAACGGGAACTGGAGACAGGAGATTGTTCCAAGGCAATAGAACAGGTATTGAACGGGTGGCTAGAGATGGAAGTGATGAATGTGGTTAGGAGTGTACAGTGAGCGGCCACCTTCACATCCGCGCCGGATGGCTGATCGCGGGCGCAGCTCTCCTGTGGGTATTACTGCGAGGGTGCTAGATGTGGGCGGGAGCGGTGAATATTCACGCCGACGGTGGAGCATTATTCATGATTATCCATTTCAACTGCTTCAATTCAGCGGCGGGAGCATACCGGCTTACCCAGTCGGACACCTCAGTCATCTCGTTTCCACACTTCTTACAACATTTACGAGGTGTGATTGGCTTCTGTGAGGCGTTGGTTACAGTATCAACCTCCTCTGTAACTGACGCCTCGGCAGCCGCCACTCCATCTTCAACTTGCAACGTGTCCTCATCCAGCAGGAGGTCTTTCTTGAGCATCTGGCCGTGGGAGCGGATGAGCCGGAGGTTGTTGGCTACTAGTTCGATCTGTGCGCAGGTCTCAGGCGACTTAGGAGGGCGGTGGGACATTACCTCCTTCACTCCCTCGCGGATGTATCCTCCCGGCTGGACGGAATGTGTGTTGCATCCAGGCGCCACGCCACGGGCGAGGGCTGAGAAATACAGCTCCCCCCACCAGAGGACGCGAGCGGCAAGGCGGAAGCGTCCGGGATCGAGGCCGTGGTCGGAAGTCTCAATGGTGACGTGGGATATTGCGCCGGTGCCGGGGCGGGGATCTCTGAATTTCTTTATCCACTGTGAAATGGACTGGTTGAAGGCTTGGATTTCCTCGCGGGAGGGGACGGTATCTTGGCTGGGAAGGTGCATGTATATGCAGTGGTACTGCTTCAGCGTTCGCATATACGGCTGGTTGTCCCAGAACTTTGTGATACGTTCCTCAGAGAGCCGAGGCGCGCAATCATGGCAGGTCTTCAGCCTGCAAGTGCGATGCTGCTCCTCTGTCTGGTCGGGATGGTCCTTGCAGCGGAAGAACCGCTTGGAGCCGCATTCGTCGGCGCGTCGGGATTTGGACTCCAGACCGAGGGCGAATAGGGCTTTGGCGAAGGGGGACTTGGGCTGCCATATGGATTGCGTCTCGGATTCCAGGGCGAGCATGATCTCCTCGTGCGAGGGTTCAGGCGCGCGGCAGGGCTGCACGGAGTCGAGGGAGGGGTCGTTGATTAAGGGGAGGGCGGGTGTAATCGACGTGCGAGGGGTGTTGCATGCGGTTTGCATACACTTTAGTCCTTTCTGATTGTAAGAACCCGTTTTTGGGAGCTTGCACTAATCCTCTCAGAAAACGGGTGGGGAAGCAGGTTACCCCACTTCCCCGGTTCTTATCGAAAGGACGTGTATGTTCCCGTTGTGAGATTAAGCAGGAGAGGGAGAGGTTGTCAAGCCTCTAAGGTAATTTTTATTTGATCTAAGGTGATTTTGTTGTTGCGGGGGAGTATCCCGTTGTGGTAGGTTACCAACTTATGCCGAAGATTAAATACCAAGATATAAACTTCAAATCGGGGTCGCTGGCCCTGATTGCCAAGGCCAATGAGATCATCGCCAGCTATCAGTCCCAAGGGTATGACCTGACACTCCGGCAGCTATACTACCAGTTTGTGTCCCGCGATATTATCCCCAATACCCAAGCCAGTTACAAGAATCTCGGCAGCGTGGTCAATGATGCGCGCTTGGCCGGGATGATCGACTGGAACGCGATTGTGGATCGCACACGAGAGTTGCGGAGCCTGCCTCACTGGAGTAATCCGGGCGACATCGTGGATAGCTGCTCGAAGCAGTTCAATATCGACAAGTGGAAGGATCAGAAGTACCGCCCGGAGGTATGGATCGAGAAAGATGCCCTAGCAGGAGTATTTGAGCGCGTATGCAATGAGTTGGATGTCCCATTGTTCTCCTGCCGGGGATATACCAGCCAGAGTGAAATGTGGGTCGGCGCACAGCGGATGCTTCGGTATCGCAAGCAGAAGCAGATTCCAATGATCCTGCATTTTGGCGACCACGATCCTAGCGGCAAGGACATGTCGCGGGACATTCAAGATAGGCTGTGCCTGTTCACTGGCCGGGAGATTGAATTTGAGCGGCTGGCCCTGAATATGAATCAGGTTGAGGAATATGATCCGCCGCCGAATCCAGCGAAAGTTACTGATTCGCGTGCTAAGGGTTATATCGCTGAATTCGGTGATGAGAGCTGGGAACTGGACGCGCTGGAGCCAAGTGTACTGGAGGAGTTGGTTCGCGGAGCTATTGCTAAGGTGGTAGACGCTGACGTGATGGATGCTGCCGATGAAGAACAGGATCGTCATCGTGAGACGCTACGCCTGATATCCGAGAGATTTGACGATTGTGAAGAGTTGGTGAGGGAATGACCAAGCCATCCCAGAAAATCCTCCCCCCGGCGGAACTCTCCGCCAGGGTGGTGCCTCTGTCCGACGAGCAGGTGGCGATCGAAGACTCGCGCCGCTCCTCCATCCAGGCGGCGGTGATCCGCTGGCGTGACCTGGTGCTGGCAACGTGGCAGCTCGCGGATGATAAGAAGTATCGCGGGAGGCTTCCGGAGGGCATGAGCAGTCAGCAGTTCTGGGCGAAGGTCACGCGCGCGGCAGGGAGGCTGGGTGGGAAGGTCGGGGTTGCGGTGCGAGGGAGGGAGTGGTGGGTGTGGTCGGTGCGGAGGCCGGGGGCTAAGGATTCGGAAGCTGAGTGATCGGGGGCTCGTCCCCCAGAACAGAAGAAGAAGGAATTTATGGCAACTGAAAATAAAACTGGTCGCACGTTGGGGCCATTACAAGTTGGCATGGTGGTAGCCTTTGCGGAGCATGACAACCATGGAGCGCACGGGAAAAAGACTGCGATAGAACTTGATGACCGCACAGGAGAAACCGTTGCTTATATCATCAAGCCGGAGCATGTCGCTTTATTCTCTGCCGCGCCTGACATGCTTGCCGCGCTGAAGGTATTGTCAGCAAATGCAAAAGAGGCGATTGCCTTCATTCCGACTGAGCCGCAAGACAATCCTTCGCGGAACGTATGGCACGATTTGGACATTGCGATAAAAGCCTCTGACCGCGCCATCGCCAAGGCAGAAAAGTAACCTTTGCGGGCCCCGTGCCCCCAGATAAGAGAGAAGAACAAACAATGCTGATCCGGCCAGTACAATCACGACCATCGCCGCCACCGCTGGAATCGAAAGCCATCGCCTCCGGCTGGCAACTCTACCGCTGCCAGTGCTGCGGTCCCGCGTGCCGTCGCTTGCGGAACCGTGGAGAGGTCGTGGAACCAAGATATTCGTCGACCGTTCGCGCATTATCGAGCGCGAGCAAGGAGGACAGTGATGGCAGAGAATAAAAGCATGCCGTTCGTGTTGCCGCTGAAGATTTCCGGCTGGAGTGGTGAGCATGATGAAACCGGAGCGTGGATCGTAGATGCTACCGGAAAGCAAGTGTGCTCCACGCAAGAGGTAGAGGAGAACACACTTGAAGCGTGGTATGCCTACCAGAAAATTCCAGCAGATATTGTGGTTGCAGTCAACAATTATCAGCAGCTGATAGATGCACTAACGCGGCTGACTGGTCTGGTGCGTGATTGCCATAACGTGTTCCAAAACCACTCTGCCAGCTGGATTATGAAGCAGCCATCGTTCCTGAATGCGGAGGCTGTATTGAAAGCAGCGAAGGAGACATCATGACAACCAAGATTTTTATAGATAGGTCGCGCATCATAACCCGCGAGCGTTGTGATCGCCGTCGTTGGCTTGAGTATCACGAATCCGGAACCGGCATCGTGCCGAAGCGGACGCCGCTGGCCTTGGGAGTGGGGAGCGCGGTTCACGCTGGTCTTGCTCAAATGTTGCTGGATGCTCAGCAATGGTTGTGGGATCATCCACAACTAGGGCTAGCCTATTTCTTCTCCAATTTTGATATGACCTATGAGGAATCTTGGGTGGCAGCAGCCCTAGCCGACTTCTCCGCGCATGCCTCTGGGCTGGAGCTGGACGCCAATGAATCCGCAGCGCTGGGGGCCATGACCACCGACGCGAAGCAACTGGCCGAACAGATGATCGCTCAGGCCAGGGAGCTAGGGATGTCCGAGCAGGACATCGCGGGGATCGCGCAGGGGATGGATCCAGCGATCGCGCGGTCGGAGTTCGAGCGGTATCTATTCGCTGAGCAGTCGGCGCTGGTCGAGGCGTTGGTCCGAGCGTATGCGCGGCGGAGGTTGCAGCCGTTGCTCTCGGAGTTCGAGGTGCTGGAGGTGGAGCGGGAGGGGGAGTGGAAGCTATCGTCGTGGAAGCCAGGATGGCCAATGGCCCCGGAGGATGAGCACGACTATGAACTCTGGTTCATGTCCCGCCCGGATGCACTGCTGCGCCATCGCCAGTCGAATGAACTTTACTTACTGAGCTATAAGACTACTGGACAGTGGGACGTGCGGAAGGCGAGGGACATTGAGCATGACATGCAGGGGCTCAGTGAAGGGGTAGAGGTTGAGCGGAGACTCGCCAAGTGGTATGAGGAAATACAGGAATACTCTCCTGACCTGAAGTCATGGGCTGAGGCCACAGGTACAAGTGTAGCTATGGCCAAGTATCTGGCCACTGTCGGTGCTGCACCGCGAATCCACGCCATCCGCTATGAATTCCTGCTGAAGGGGGAGCGGTGGAAGGACAAGGAGCTGTCGGCGCGGCTGGGGATCGAGTGTCGGTCGCAGCAGTCGCATCTTATCCGGCAGTACGTGGCCACGTCCACACCCAAGAAGGGGGATGGTGGGTACAGCGTGGGGGACGTGTGCTGGAGCTGGGATTTTTACCGCCCGGAGGATGATAAGGACTCGAAGCTGGCGTGGCAGAACTGGAAGTCACGGGCGGTTTTCTTTGAGTCGGAGTGGGAGAGTGGTGCCATTAAGAAATGGATCGACAAGCTAGACCAATCGGAGATCCTGATGTCCGGCGAGGACTCCACGGTGGGCCTGGTGCCACGGCAACTCGGGTGGAAATCCGCCGCCCAGGCGATGGGAGTGACGAAGGAGCATCCGCTGGACAAGGTGTTCGTGCCGGCGGTGACGATCTATCGCAATGATGACCAGCTCCGCGACTGGGTGGAGCAGGTGGAGCATGCGGAGCGGGAGGTAGCACAGCACGTAGCTGAGGTGAACGCCACGAGTGATCCCGGCGAGAAGCGATCGCTGCTGAATCGCTATTTTCCACAGGTAAGACAATCCTGTGAATATCCGGGTACGTGTCCCTACGCGAGAGACCGAGTCAGCGTATGCTGGGGCAGCGCGGAGATGCAGGCTGATCCCTTGACTGTAGGTGGCGGGGAATATGTGAGACGTGTTCCTAATCATCCGGTTGAAGATCAATCGCTGGTACAGATCAACAAGTAACCTACAACCTGTAGCGTTGAAAAAATAATTGAAATAACCCTTGACAAGATTATCGTAATAGGACTAGTCTTAGGCTCTCGAACATGGATGTATACATCAATGGCAACAGGTAATCATAACAACAACGGCAACCTGACTCCAGCTTACAGGCTGCGCACGAACCGCATTCACTCGAAGCTGAAGACGTTGTGTCACAAGTGGATGCGGGACAATCGTCCGGAAGTAGTGGAGCGGCTGCGGAAGCAAGCAAAAAGGGAGACGGCAAATGGCTAAGAGAATCACAGAAACCATCACGTTGGAAGTCACGGGCGTAGACCAGCGCACCTATTATCCCAATGGTTATGCAAAACCTACGGAAGTCATCACACAGATCACGCTTAGCGCTAAGGAATCTCCTCTGCGTTCGGCGAGTGTGACCATTCCGGGAAATCTGCCGCTAGGCACGCGGTTCAAGCTCACGATTGAGCAGGTAGATGATGTGACCCCGGCCACAATCCATCGCGGCGCGTTGCCGATCATCGAAGACCACAAGCTGATCGAGGGTAGCGACGGCGGGGTGAACTAGCTGTGGCTAAGATTCGCATAACGCGCACACTTGTATTCGAGGGTGAAGAGGCGTGGGTTCGTGTCAGTGTTTCTCCGGAGAAGGCGCTTGTAGGACCAGATAAGCCATTCCACGCTGGTAGTGGAACCATAATTGAGACTTCACGAGTAGAGGAGAAAGTCGATGGCTAAATCCATCTGCCTCTATGCCGCGACCGGATGCTGGAAGTCCACGCAGATCAAGTTCTTCGCAAGGAGAATAGCTGAAGTCACCGGCAAGGCCACGCTCCTGCTCTCGACCGACGGCGGCGGCTGGGCACCGTGTGAGCCGGAGATCATCGCGGGGATGATTATTCCTTGGCGCTGTGAGACGGCGAATACTCCGCTGTCGCTGCTGCGGAAGGTATCGCAGGGCTACTGGCCGAAGAACGTGGACGCGATCAACGAGGCGATTGCGGGGCTGTTCTCGGGATCACAGGATTTCGACAGCGCCAGCATGATCCCGATCAACTGGAACGAGATCGGCGGGATTGCGGTGGAAGGCCTGACCTCGATTGGCCAGGTGATCATGAGATATCTCCCGGATAAGGGGCAGGCGGTGGGCGGGGAGAATCGCAACGGCGCGAACATGAGTTTTCAGCAGGGAGTGGTAGTGAATGGCACTCCGACTATTGAGACCTTTGGGTCAAATACTCGGGGCGATTTTGGTTTTTCGCAAAACACCCTCTATGGCCTGGTGAATAACTTCAACTCCCTCCCCTGTCATGCGGTGATGTACACGGCGCTGGAATCGAAGACCGAGGACGACGACCGCTCCACGATCTATGGTCCTGCGCTCCCAGGGAAGAAGGCCACCGCGCAATGTGGCAGCTGGTTCGGCGATCTCATCCACGGGCAGGACTATGCAGTCCCCCGGGTGATTCAGGTGACTGATCCGGCGGACGCCACGAAGCAGGTCCCGCAGACGGTGATCGATGTGCAAGTGCGGATGTTCTATCGCAAGCATCCCGATCCCAGCACTGGGATTATGTTCCCGGCTAAGCCACGCTGCGCGCCTGAGAAGATTGCGGAACTGGAGGCGGAGTTTCCCGGTGGCTTTTTTGCTCCGACCACCGAACACGGCTTAGACCTCTACATGGCTGCGGTGGACAGGCTGGCGGCGGACGCAAGCAAGGGGGAGTCGCTCTTAAATTGGAGAGATCGTGCCGATAAATTATTGGGCCGGAAGTAGAAAGGATAAATGCAGTGAAGGTAAAGTTTAGCCGCAACAAGCTCATCGCCGCTCTGCGTAAGTCCAAGGAGACTGCCTTGGCGCAGTATCGCAAGGACGTACAGGCGTATCATTCCAACAACGAGAAGGCCAAGGAGCGTCTGATCCAAAACACGGAGAAGTATCTGTCGGAAGTTCGCCGCACTAAGCCAAACGACATAGAAACCAGTAATCATACTGTTGGCAATCGTTTGTTTAAGGGAGCTGATTTTACTAATCATCCCAGAGAGCCAAGGATGGAGTTTGTTGAGAACCTCATCCAGCAGTTGGAATTGAGCGTGGATGACGTGATCGTGTGCGACACCAAGGAGGAGTACGTTCGCCTCACGAGTGCATGCCAGATACTGGGAACCTGCAAGATTTAACACAGCCCGCCCCTGCGCGGGAGAGTCACACGCAGCGGAATCTTAAATTGAGGAGACATCATGTCAGCAAGCAATCCATTCGCAACCGGGGGCGCAGCACCTGTTACTGGAGCGTCACCCTTCGGAACCACATCCAACCAGCCAGCCACGGCCGCCAACGGCCTAGCCGCTGCACCGCTCGACAATCAAACCCAGCACGTCCCTGAACCCCTGCCATCGCTCGACGATCCGGGGCTCACGTCTGAATCTCTCACTGCGAAGGAGGGAGACGCCTTCGCAGCGCCACCGCCGGCACCGGATGGAATCTATCGCGTGAAACTAAAACTGCGCGGGGTCAAAGCCGAGGACGTGGGCGGAGCTGACATCTCGCAGTACACCAACGGCGCGGAGGTCGCACCGTGGGTGACTGGCGTGGCCAAGGACCGCCAGGGGAATGTCACCGGCACCTTCGCCAAGACGATCATGGACGTGCAGATCATTGATCCACGGTTCCCGGAACTCGACGGCACGTTCCTGCAAGTGCCATTCAAATGGATGGACACGCGGAGCAGCCAGAAGGGACTGTCCAAGATCATGACGATCCTGACGCTGGCGGGGAAACGTCCGTCGGGCGAGCCGTGGGTCATCGTGGGGCAGAATTACTCCCACCGCACGCTGATGGAGACGTTCGTGAAGTTCCTCGCGGGCGAGCCGGAGCTGTTGGCACGGTCGGAGTGGTCGGCGCAGTGTGATGTATGCGGTCAGCTGGCCAAGGCGAGCAATGGAGCAGTGGCCTATCCTAAGTCCACGGATGGCATGAACCGATTCCCACCGCTCAGCGGGAAGCCAGGGCAGTTCTCACCGGATCTGCCGTGCCTGGTCAACCGCGCGCACGGGACGACCAAGGCGCGGGCGATGGTGGTGCAGTATTACGCGCTGGATCATCAGCATAAGAAGTAGCTTCGATGGGTTGTAGGGTAGGTAGGGCTGGAACCCCGCACCGGGCCGTGCAACTCGGCCAACCCATCACAGGTTTCCAGCAGGGGAGCCGACTCTCCTTTTCTCCCGTAATCTCATATGTGAGATCAGGACGGCGATGATCCTGTTGGATTGATGATTCCAGCAGCCACCGTGCGACTGCCTGCTCTGGCGATTCCGGTGGCTGCTGGACGTGGGGACAGGAAACACCGCCTGCGGCATCCGCACCCCCGGGTGGTGCTCCTTCCTCGGTTTTTATTAGTAATTATTTAACTATCTATTTCTATTAAGGAGATTCACCATGGACATCGCAACACTGCTGGAGTCCCATCGCAAACACCTCTTGGATATCGTATCCGAGCAGGATTACGATTCGGAACAAGATCTGGCCAATTCCCGTTTCGCCATAGCACATTCGCACGACCGCGCAACCACCAAGACACTGCTCGATCTGTATCGCAGCGGACAGACGAATGGTCAGCAACCAGTCGGTCAGGCCAGCTCTACGACCAACACAGTCGCAGCTGCCTCGCGCAAGGTGAAAGCCGGGAGCAAAGCGGCACGCGCCCGCGCGATCAAGGCGGGGGAGACGCGGCGGAAGAATCTGGAGGCCAAGCGTCGTGAGGAGACGGAGAAGGATTCTGGCGCGCAGGATAGTCCGACTGCAGTGGGAGGGGGTGCGGCATGAGCACCCGTGTAACTCCTGATGAATACTCATCACTCCTGCCGGTGCCTTACCAGAACTACCGCGGAGTCATGTTCAACAACCTCGGCCCATGTGATCTCTCCCCCGCGCATGGCCGAGGCAACATCATGCTCCAGACGGAGGATCACCGGGCCATCGTCCTGTGTGGGGATTGTTACCAGAAGATACTGAGGGAGGCATGATGCCACCGCGCTCAGACCTCCATCCCCGAGGCAGCGGCTACCACTCTGCCAAGGAGCTGGAGAGTATTCGCCTCATGGCTAGGCGCGACCAAGACTCGCGGATCACGGTCTGTCCGGACTGCGGGCGGGAGCGGACGAATATCAAGAGGCATAGAGGGAGCAAGCAGTGTCAGCGTCCGAGAGCAATGTTACTTGTGGAAAGCCAGCCGCTTCGCTAGTACCCCGATGGGATTGGTGGTTCGCTTGTGTACTGCCATCCGGACATGAGGGTGACTGCTGTCCCGGTGGTGAGTGCGTGGCTCATGGGAAATATGTAGGATCACCGGGTGTACCGCCACAATGCCCACGATGGCCAGATTGTATTGTCGATATATTACCGAGGATATAAATGAACGACTATGACATCGACGAAGGCCTCTCCGAGGAGCAGGTCGCGAGGGCTGAGACTCCACCTCCGTGCAAGTTCACCACTGGCTGCGCAGGCACAGGCAAGACCTACAACGCAGTCAAGTCCGTGCAGGCCGATCCCAGCAGCGGAATCCTGAGTTCTACTACCGGAATTAGTGCAGTGAATCTCGGCGCAATAACCATTAATAGTTTGCTCAAATACTCAGATGTCCGCGTAATGCGCGACCACTTCCTCACCGGAGCACTCTCCCGCGTGCTGCATCCCCTGGCGAAGGCCCACCGCTGGCTGACCATAGATGAGATCTCCATGTACGGCGGTGATGCCTTGGACATTCTCTACCGCGCAGTGGAGGAGGCGAACCGCTATGTGGATGTGCCGGTGCCGATGGGGATTCACATCATCGGGGACCTGGCGCAGCTCCCGCCGGTGAAAGCACCGTGGGTGTTCACCGCCGCGTGCTGGGAGCGATTCCGCGAGAACACGGAGACGCTGACGAAGGTCTGGCGCCAGGGCGACGCTCGGTTCCTCTCGGCGTTGAACCTGGTGCGCCGGGGTGAGGGAGCCGCCGCTGCCGAAATCCTGATCTCGCTCGGAGCCGTGTTTCACTCGGCACTGGACACCGAGTTCGACGGGACCACGATCCTTCCCCGCAATGATCAGGTGTCGCGGTACAACGCGCTGGCGCTGGATCGTGTTCCCGGCGGGAAGTTCAAGGTCACCTCCCGCCGCTGGGGACAGCAGCGCAGCGAGTGGGGGCAGAACATTCGTACCAAGGAGTGGGGGATCCCGCCGGAGGTGGAGCTGAAGGTCGGGGCGTATGTGATGCTCTTGGCGAACGCTCCGGATTTTGAGTATGTGAACGGCGATTGCGGGACAGTAGTTAGTTATGAACCCTCTACTGTTGAGGATGACCATGCCTGCATAATCGTTAAGCTGCTACGAACGGGAACACATATTGCCATATTCCCACTCGTCCGAGGAGTCGAGTCCTCCGACCGTCCCGCCAGCTGGAGTTCCACCGCGCAGAAGGTCCCGGCATCGCAGGATGACGGCGGATGGTTGCCCCGTCCGCACTATCGCACTCGCGTGAAGCGGTATGTGACTGGGCAGATCGAGTATTTTCCTCTGCGCTTGGCTTATGCAACTTCGGTGCATAAGTCGCAGAGTCTAACCTTGGATCGTGTCCAATGCGATTTCAGGAATCACTTCTTTGCTCAACCTGCCATGTTATACGTGGCCCTAAGCCGCTGCCGATCGCTCCAGGGACTGCGGCTCGTGGGACAGCGTGAGACGTTCGCCAAGCATTGTAATTTCGATGAAATAATTCGTGAGTGGCTGTGAATCCGCTTCGTTCCAGAAAAAGTCCCTTGCGGCAATAAAGGGATGTGGCCATTGGGTCTGCAATGAAGGGCTGGCGGATTATCTGGGAGGAGTTCAGTGAGCGTGGCGGAGCGGGGAAAGATGGAGCGGAGGTATCCAGAAATGTCAGATTCCATTCCAGTGAAATGCGAGACTTGCCGATTTTGGACTGAGCATGTTGGCAATCAGAAGCCTTGGGGTTCGTGTGGGCTCATTGGTTCGGGCAGTAGAGAACAATGCTCCGCTTACTTGACTGGAGAATTTGCTAGCGAAACGCTCCATACGCTTCCCCATTTCTACTGCTCTCTATGGGCAGAGAAATTAGCCGATACCGTCTGTCGATGCGGAGAGCAAATAACCTTCGTTGCGCATATCGCTAAATGGAGGCACATCAAAACGGGATTATGCGTGTGTGCGGGAGCCAAATTAAATAACGGGGAATACGACAAATGGGCAGAGCCAGCGAGAGGGGCGGTGACCCGATGACTGACTCAGGGCGGAAGGGCAAATAAGTTGAATAGCGTTGTCGAAATCTCGTCAGCCGAAGCCGTGGAAGGGCTGTTGTCTCTGGTTAATGCCCAGGACGCAGTTCTTGACGCGACTTATGGCAGCGGCGATTTCTGGCGAGGTTCGACGCGTAAGGTCATCGGTTGCGACATTGACCCATTACGGGCTAAAGATCATGTGGCCGATTTCAGGCAGCTTCCGTTTGCAGCTGGGGAATTTCCGACCGTGATATATGACCCGCCATTTCATCCATATGTGGGCAGCGCGGAAGAAAAACAGTTCAAAGGAATGGGCCGCAACGACAAGGAATTACGCTGTCAGTTCGACGCAGGGTTGCGCGAGTGCTGGCGTGTCACATCACGGCATCTGCTGGTGAAGTGCCAGGGATTCATTCACAACCATGCGCCTCAGTGGATGCCCTTATGGTGCGTGGCTATTTGCGGAGAGCCGTTCGAGTGGCTGATCGTGGCGCGAGATCACAAGCGAATCAGCGGACGTTGGAAAAATACGCTGTCACTTCGTAGGAACCATGCGGACTATCTGTTGTTCGACAAGAAAGGCAACAAACGATGACCAAACCAGCGGACGAGCGGACAGCGAAGGCGCGGGAGCCAGGATTACAAGCGAGAGCGGAGAAGCGGATGCGTGAGCTTTTATTTCACGCCCAATCTTCCAACGGCACAATACCGCGAACTTTTTCGGAGAACCAATTAACTGATGTGCTGTACAACTTTGCCGAAGAAACATTGGCCGATGCCCAGCACAAAGTAGTGTGCTCGTTCTGCGGAACCATCACGGAATACGATCACACGCAACAACACGCTCAAGCCGATGCGATTCTGGCACACATCGAAACATGTGAGAAATCGCCAGTCAGGCAACTCTTGGGCGCGCTGGCTGAAATTGACAGGTTAAACGCCAAACGTTCCTCAGCCATAAAGGAAGCAAGAGAGATGCCCAGCCATGAGGAAATTAAAAAGGTTCTTGGAAATGGTTGGAAGGGATTCAAATTGACCGACGAAGATGACCTTGATTTCGTCATCGGCCAAATACGGCTGGCAATTATGAAGTGTGATTTGATTCGCGGCGAACGGTAAAGGGGAGGAGAGAGGGAAACAATGCGGACTAAGAGAGTAAATCGTTACTACTGTGATTTTTGCCGCAAGGCTGGCATGTCAAAGTTTTGGATTGCGAAGCATGAAAAGGGATGCACGGCGAATCCTGCCCGCGTTTGTGGTCTCTGCGCTCACACGGAACAAGAGCAGAAGCCTATCGCTGAATTGATGGCCTGCCTCTCTGGCAGCAAGGAAGATTGCGGGATGGCAGACCTGCGGGCGATGTGCCAGAACTGCCCAGCCTGCATACTCGCCGCGATCCGTCAATCGGGCCTGCAAAAAGTTGAGATAGACGAAGACGGAGTAAACAGCGGACTGGAATTTAATTTCGACTTCAAAAAGGAAATGGGCGACTTCTGGAGAACACGCGGATCTCTGACGCTGGGGGAATGGGGTAATGGAAAAGAAGATGACGGAACTCACAGATGAAGCAATGCGCGAAATGGATCGAAAGATAGGGAACGCTGTAAACCCTGAATTAGAGGCAATCAAACTTTTGAGCGACCTGGGGGCCGCAGTCTCAGCTTCTCCCCAGCCGCGTTGTCCGAAGTGTGGCGGCGCTGATTTTGACGATGCAGGATTATACGAGAACGCAGATGGTGACAGTTCTGGCGAAGTAGTGTGCAAATCGTGCAACTCAAGATATACGCCAGAAGAATTGATAAATGCCTCCCCCTACGCGGCCCCGCAATGTTTTTATGTTATCGAACGTTTTGAAAATGGCAAGAGTCTGGGATATTGGAACGGCAATAGTTCGCGGGACTTCGATACGAACATTGAGCAGGCAATCCAATTCCGTCGCAAGGAAGATGCCCAACATATAAGGCGTGGTTGGCACTGGAAAGACACACAGGTAACTGAGCATTTGTATATTCCAGGAGCTTTCTTTGCCCCAGCCCCAGTTCAGGAGCCGCCGAAGGGAACGTGTCCGTGCTCAAAAGATCATGGGCCACACGAAGGTAAACTTATTAATATTTCGCGGCATGGCCTTAATCTTACAGTGTGCGAAAAACATGAGCCGCTGTACCGGCCACTTCCACCCATTGATGCCATGGCCGAATATCGCGCCGCGCAGCCCGTGGAGAATAGCAGCAGGTGCGGGAAGATAATGGCGCACAAGTTAGGCAATCAGAAGTGCGGCGGAAACAGGGACCATGAGTTGCACACGGACAAATCATCCATTTTCTACCACGAATTTGAAGCCGAGCCCATCTCAGGCGGAGCATCCACAGGGGAGCAGCCGCCGCACGTTCCAATTATGACTATGCGCGAAATCATTGAGGCAGAGGGACCATCCGCGCCCAAGGTTGAGCCGCTCGACTTCGATATGGAATTTGCCCGCAAGGTAAAAGTAATTGGCGAGCGGTTTAACTGGGACATACAAGCATTCTTTGAGCACGTTCAAGCTGAGCAAACGCAGCCCACCCAAGCAACGGAGGCGGCCTCCGCGCCACAGACTGAGTGGCACTGTCAAGAATGCCGTGAGCCTATAAAGTTTAATGGCAGGCAGTGGCTTCATGCCGATGGAACTCCTACCTATCCACGCTGTACTCGACCAAAACCCGCCGCTCCCTCCGTGGCAGGAACGCAGCCCGAGCCAATTAGATGCTCACAATGTAAGTCTCCGCTATGTGAATGCATTGCAACCAAACTTTTGGCCCAAGGGATGCCACAGGTGGAAGAGATCAGCCGTGCTATTCAATGGGAATGGACGAATGGCGACAGCGTAACTGTGGAAGATGCTGCAAAGAAAGTTTTAGCGAAGCACTTACCAGGCGCACCTGCTCAGCTGGGGCCGGACTTTCTCACGCGACTGCGTTGCATCGGAGGCAAACTGAGAATGAACCTAAAAGACGCGGCCACATTAAATCCAGAACATTTTAACCAGAACGGCATAAATCAGCTCATCGCCGAATGGGACGAAGTTGTAAGCGATGTTGTGAAAGAAATGTGCGTGCCCTCTCCAGCGCAAGGAACGCCGGAGCCGCCAAACGTGTACCAACTTTTTAAGCACAAAGCAGGATGCTTATGGAATTCCGCGTTGCCAACTGGCGAAGGAACGTTTGGATGCACATGCGGCCTAGATAAATTGCTATTGGACTTGGAAGATTTTGAAATTGATCCAAAAGTTGCGCTGGCCGGGCCGCAGAACGGGCAAGGGTGGGTCGCCACAAAAGATTCATTGCCTGATGACGACTCAGAAGTTTATGCGGCAATCGCATGGACACACTCACCGGGAGTGAGAAAGTACGTCATTCACGATTGCAGCTACTACGAAGGCGGAACTGGCTCAGGGCAGAAGATATTCGTCGATTGCGAAGGCGAAGAGTTTGAAGCCCATGAAGTTGACTACTGGATTTACAAGCACAGGCTGGCAGAGCAATTACCCGAACCGCTCCCCGCTCCACCTACCGGGGACGCGCCACATAAGGAGAAGCCGTGAACTGGCCTGAAATAGTTGAAAAAGTACGCACTGATCACAATGGCGTAATGTCGGTCGAATTGTTCTTCGGGCATGACGGGCATAACGTCTGCCGATTCAAAAGCTACGATGAATTGCTGGGCGAAGGTGATTCTGGCCGATCCATACAGGAAGCAGTAGAACGCTGCTATGAAGACTGGCAACTGGAAAGTGGCGCACGTTGGTTCGCAAAGAATCCAGAAGTTGCGACCGGGGACGCGCCAACGGAGAAGAAGCTGTGAAGCGAGTGGTGGTTTGGTTTTCGTGTGGGGCTGCCTCTGCTTGCGCTGCTAAGTTGGCTATTGAGCGTTTCGGGGGTCACTTCCCGGTGAAGGTGGTTTACTGCGATACGTCAATCAATGAGCACCCGGACAATAAGCGGTTTGCCCAGGATGTCGAGAAATGGCTTGGCACTGAAATTGAGCGCATATCCTCAAAGATGTATTCCAGTGTGGATGAGGTCATTGCCAAGAATAGCTACTTCGCGGGAGTCAGGGGAGCGAGATGCACCACGGAATTAAAGAAAAAGCCTCGCCATGAATATCAGGAGCCGGGAGATTTACACATCTGGGGCTACACGGTTGAAGAGCCAGAGCGGATTATCCGTTTCAAAGAAAACAATCCGGAAACGAAATCATATTTCATCCTTGCGGGAAATGGGCTGACTAAGGATGACTGCAAAAACATGCTGCTAAATGCAGGAATAGCCCTCCCTGTCATGTATGGGTTGGGATTCAACAATAACAACTGCATAGGCTGTGGAAAGGCTGAATCGGTCGAATACTGGCAGCACATCAGAAAATACTTTCCTGAGATTTTTGCAAAGCGTTGCCAGCAAAGCCGGGATATTGGATGGCGACCACTGCGCCTGGGCAGAAAGAGAACCCGCTCATATTTGGATGAACTGCCAATAGAAGAAACGGGTGAACCTATCACGGAAGACATTAGCTGTGGGCCGCATTGCGGAGTAGAAGGTTTGGCCGGGGACGCGCAGGGGGAGGGGCGGAAATGAGCGTACTGCTAGATTTTAAAAACTGTCGGGTATCGCACTCCTGTTAGGCAGGAGAGGAAATTTTATGTCGCAGATGAGAAAACGCGAAACGTGGCGCAAGAGGCAAGCCTACCTGACAGGAGTAGCGGCTCAGCGGCAATGTCCAGCATGTAAACGGAAGTCTGCCATGTCTGCGCTGCAAGTCGATGCGGAGATGTTCATCGGCAAAAGAACCTGCCGATATTGCGGACATGTAGTTGAAGTTAAAGAGGGCGTAGCAGAAAGGACTGAGCCGTGAGCATCTTCAACAATCTCAAGAATGATATCGCCCCGGCAGTGGGAGAAGTGGAGAACCTGGTCCACCATCCCATTTATCGCACGCCGTGGTACGTGTCCGTGGTCGTCGATGGGAAACTCTGGCGCGGCTCATGGCCGGATGCGGTCCCCCTGAAGATGCTGAAGTCGGGAGGCGTGGTAGCGTCGCTGAACTTCTGCTCCGAGCGTCAGCAGGATGACCTGATCCGCAGCTTTGGGATAGTGCCATATAACATTCCGGTGGAGGATAACACCGCGCCGACGGATGCGGATCTGGAGAAGGCAGTGGATATATTTGATTGGGTTACCGTTCCGGCCAATCCCATGATGCCCGGCGGCATCCTCTTCGCCCACTGCGAGCAGGGCATTGGCCGCACCGGCTGTTTCATCGCTGGCATCCGGGTGAAACGCTGCGGCTGGACTCCGCAACAGGCGCTGGATGAGGCGATGCATTATGGGCTGTCGCTGGAGAGTCAGAAGGCGTTCATCATGGGGCTTAAGGCATGAGCCATCGCTGTCGTCCCATAAAATAAATGTGGCTCAAGCTGGTGGTGTTCTGGTATAGTGGACACCATGAAAGAACGAAGCATTTATCAGAAGGTTCTGCTGGCGACGCAACGCGATAGTCGCGGCATGGGAAGGCAAGATTTAGATGCCTACTTCGCAGGGTTTTTCGATGGAGAAGGCCACATCACAGTCAGTCGAGATGTCAGGCGACCTTGGAGTTGTTATGTGGAAATCGGGGCCACGCAGAATGTCCTGACTCCGCTGCATATGCTACAGAAGTGTTACGGAGGTAAGGTTCATCTCAAGCACAGAGGAAAGCTTGATGTTAGCAAATGTAGTGTGTGGAGATGCAGCGGGAAGGATGCCATGTACGCGCTATATCGCATGCTTCCGTGGTTGGTAGTTAAGCAGGAGAAGGCGCGTGTGGCCCTGATCGTGTTGCAGAATAGGCCCCTAAAGGAATCTGGGGGGCAGATATCTCCGCATCAAAAGATGGCCATATCAAAGGCTCTAGCTAAGATAAAAGTAGTGGAGAGGGGAAAGAAGTGCCAGTTAGATGTAAACCAAGCTCCTGTGTTGGATGCCAACTCCATTCCCACGGCACAGATTTCTCCGCTATAGAGGGAACAGGTGCTAACGGAGTTCTTCTTGTTGGGGAAGCCTCTGGGGAACATGAACAGAGGGATCAACTCCCCTTTAGAAATTATGCTCCTGCTGGCGCTGTGCTCGAGCGTTGCCTGCGCCGTATGGGTCTCGACAGAAAACAATTCGCTATTACAAACTGCATCCGTTGTCGCCCACGCAAGAACTGGCTGGAAGGCGCGCCGTGGGAATACTCCGCACTCCGCCAGTGCAGGCCGAACCTCGACGCCGCAATAGCCATGTATAAGCCTCGGTGTATTATCGCGCTTGGTGGCGTGGCGCTGCGAGAGCTGACAGGGGAGGCGGGAGAGGCTAGGGGAGTCACGCATCTTGCGGGCTATGTTCTGCCTCTCGCCAGCGGAACCAGGCATAACTACATCTGTGGGATGTGTGAAGGTAAGAATAAACAATGCGACAACTGCATGGGAACAGGATGGGTATCTAGGTCAGCTACGACAGGGCAGATTCCCGTGCTGGCCGATTTCCATCCCTCCTATCTCCGCCGGGGCAAGGCCTCGCACCAGGGAGTGTTCAGCCGAATCATCCAGCGGTCGCTGGCCATCGCTAGTGGTCGTGATCGTAACTTCATGTGGGGAGTTGATCCAGATGATTCGGCCACGTGGAACACCCCTGACGGTGGGCGACTACAATACTGGACGCATCCCACGACCGATCAGGCGAGATCCGTGTTGCGATACCTCGAAGACAATCCCAATCTCCCGGTGGCGAAGGATATAGAAACCAGCGAATCGTCATCGCTGGACGAGGACGCGCGGGAGGGATTCAGCGACACGGAAGTGAGACTCTTCCAGCTGAGCTATCAGCCCGGGACCGGGATCGCGATTCCCTACACGGGGGAGTTCAAAGACATCGTGAGACGAATGCTGCATCTCAGGAACCCGTTCTACGGTCATAACTGGGACAATTTCGATCATAAGGTGTTGCGCGCAGCTGCAGCGCGGGAGGGATGGGTTTATGCACCGTCGGTTAGAGTCTTTGACACACTTGATATGTTTCATCACTGGCAGCCTGATCTCCCAGCGCATCTGCAATTTGCTTCCAGCTTCGTCAATTTTCCATTTCCGTGGAAGCACCTCTCAGGTACTAATATTGAGTTCTACGGTATATGTGATGTGGATGCTGGTCTTCGGCTCGGACAGTTCCTCGAAGCCACGCTGAAGAAGGACAATCTTTGGGGTTCGGGAAATGAATATTCCCTGACCACTGGCTACACCGGACAGGAGCGTGAGGTGAGGCCGGTGCTCGCAGCGATGGAAGATCGCGGGGTGCCGATTGACGACGCTGCGAGGATCAAGCTGGGAGCGGAGTTCGAGGCTGCGCAGCGGGAGCTAGGCGAGGAGTTGGCCAAGCGTGCTCCGGTGGAGTGTCAGAGGGTGCATCCGAAGGAGGGGTATAAGACTATTCCTCCCGAAGTCAGGCAATGGCAAAAGACTCAAGTGGAAATTATCATAGATAACGAGCTGCCTCTACATCGCTACATGGAAGCTGGGGAAGATGGAGAGTCATATACATACGCCATAAGGGAGTTTTATGTTGCTGGGTTGGATGAGTCTGGAAATCCCACTATAAATAAAGTCCGTCGCATTTGCCGCGTGTATGATTTTAACCCGAACTCGGCGCCGCAGCTGATAGCCTACATGAAGTCGAAGGGACACAAAGTCCCCAAGTCCAAGATCGAGGACGAGGAAGGCAACCAGAAAGACACCACCGCAGCCAAGGAACTCCAACGCCTGGCAGTGAAGACCGGCGATGACTTCTACCTGAAGGTGATCGAGTACCGCGGGCTTACGAAACTTCGCGGAACCTACGTGGATGGCTTCCGTCCCGGGAGTGATGGCCGGGTGCATACGACGTTCACGTTTCAGACGGCGATTGCGCAGCTCAGTGCGCGCAACCCAAACACGACGAACTTCCCGAAGCTCAAGCCCACGCCCAAGTTAGCCAAGGCTCTCCGTAGCATCGTGTGCGCGGATCCGGGTCATGTTCTCGCCGAGGTGGATTTTAAGTCCTGTCACGTCATCACACTGGGCCTGCTCGCGGGAGACGCTAACTACACTCGTCTCGGCAGACTGGACATTCACTCAGCAGTTGCTGGCCACTTCCTAGGACTATGGAACGTCAAGGAAATACTGAAGGAATCGGACGCAGAGTTGATGGCACGGTTTAAATGGTTGAAGTCCGATCCCGAGCGCAAGCGTGTTCGCGATGATCAGGCCAAGCACGGCATTCTCGGGATAGGTAACGGACTTCGCTCCAAGGGACTATTCGAGCGGTATATGGAGAACTTTCCAGCGCGCCAGTGTCCTCAGTGTGGAGGTAGTGGCAAGGTTTCTGGCCTGCGCGGGCTGAAACACTGTCCTGAGTGTAAAGCGACTGGCAGACAACCGGGGCAGCGCGTTGCAGACTTGGTATTGGAAACCTGTGAGGACATATTCGATAAGATATTTATATATCAGGAACTCCAACGCAAAGAGGCACATGAGACACAACGCCTGCGCACACCCTTCGGCCATCAGCGGAGGTTCTACGAGGTATATCGCTGGGACGGCAGGAAGGGAATCTGGAGTCACGGAGACCAAGCTGAGGAAGCCGTGGCCTATCGCCTCGCGAACACGGCCCATGCGCACATGCGTGAGGTAATGAAGGAACTATCGAGACTCGGGCTGGATGAGAAGTACGGACTTTTCAATATGGTTCATGATTCACTAATGTGGTCCTTCCCAGAACCGTTGCTGAAATCCTTCGCCAGAGAAGTATATCCCGTGATGACCGCCGAGTCCAAGGTGATGCCGGGGCTATGGCTGGGCGTAGAGGGATCATGGGGCAGACGTTGGTCGGAGATGAAGGATCTAGAGGTGCCTGTGGAGTTGACACCGCGGACTACAATAGCGGCAGCTACTCAGAACATGGAGGCATCCGCTGTATGACTAAGTACGAGTCTCAGCAGGTGCAATACGTGGTGGCTGATCTTGAGGCGTTGCGGGAGTTCAATCCTCCCCTCGACCTGCACAAGCCGAAGCTGGATCGTGCGATAGACAGGTTGGCACGGATGTTGAAAGCGAAGGAGAAAACTGCATGATAGACACCAAGGTATTTCTAACCAAGTGTAAACAGGCCGCGATGAACCTGGGACTGAGCTGGCCGGGGTACGTCGCTGCCGAGGCCGCGCTGGAGTCGCGCTATGGGCAGTCCGGGCTGGCTCTCCAAGCCAACAATCTCTTCGGCATGAAGGCGCATCATTCCACGCCGCCGGATCAGACGCTGGCACTGCCCACGAAGGAGTTTGTCAACGGGCAGTGGATCGCGACCACCGCTAGCTGGATGAAGTATCCGGATTGGGAAGCATGCCTGCGCGATCGTCAGGCAACTCTGGTGCGACTGGGTTACGAGTATCCAGCTTATCAGGCCGCTCTCGCAGCCAGCGATGGCGAGACATTCATCCGCGAAGTGTCACAAACTTGGAGCACCGACCCCCACCGTGCAGATAAGGTTCTGGAGATTTACAACGACAATCAGGACGTGCTGGCATGAACAACTTCATAGATCAACAACTCCCCATCGGCCTCGTGCTCGTGTTCGTCCAGAATTGGTTAAAAGGCCAGTCCTGGTTCCCCTGGCTGAACTACCAATCCACCAAGGCCAACCACGCCTTCGCCATCATCACCACCGGCCTCGCCACCTTCGGCATTCACATCTCCCACACCGGGACCTTCGTCAGCGGAGGCTCCGTCCTGCTGACCTTCCCCGCCGGGACAGTGATCCTCGCGGGACTATGGCATTGGATACAGCAATACGCCGTGACCAAGGGAGTGTACACGGGATTGCAATCGCAGTTGAATCCACCCACGGCGCAACAACCGGCGGCGGTGGTTGAGACTAAGGATTTGAAAAAATGAAAATCTGGTCAACTCCGCAGGATGTGTTCGACAAGTTGGACGATGAGTTCCACTTCGACATCGACGTGTGTGCGGACGACAACAATGCCAAGTGCCAGATGTATTACTCTCGCCAGCGAGGCCTCATCGAAGACTGGGGCGGCGTGTGCTTCCTGAATCCGCCATACGGCAAAGAAATATCGCAATGGCTGAAGAAGGCCCTTGAAGTCGCGGCGAATCGAGATGCTACTGTAGTCTGCCTACTACCTGTTCGATCTAATCCTCCGTGGTGGCATAACTATGTAATGAAGGCCACGGAGATCCGCTTCGTGCGAAAGAAATTATCCTTCACTGGCGGTATGGGAGTCCCGTTCTGGGGGAATGCCATTGTAGTTTTCAGAAAAGGCTCAGTCGGTCAATCCCCAGCGGTATCCAGCTGGGATCAGCCAAGACACATAAAGGAGAACAACGCATGATTCAACGCAAGCACATACTCACCCTGATGCTGCTGCTGACCGGACTCGCCGGAGTCATTAGCAGCGACGGATGCAAGACCGCCAAGCCTAACCAGCCACCGCTGGTCGATCAGGTCATCACCGGGCTGAACATCGCCCAGGACGTGGCCAACCAGCTAGGGCCAATCGTCCAGCCGCTGAATCCGGAGGTAGCTACCACCATCGGCAAGGTGTCCACCGATCTCGGAGTGATCGTGAAGACTTACACGATTTACGATTCCGCCGCAGGGCAGACGACGACGAACATTGATCTGCTACGCGCCACGGCGGGATCGATACAAACCAATCTCTCCGATATCCTCGCGGCGATTGGGGTGAAGAACCCGACGCTGGTCACCACCGTCCGCGTGGCCGTGCTGGTGGTGAACACAGCGATCACGGCGGTGATTGATCGATTGCCTCCGCCGACTACTCCAGCGGCGCAAGCGGCCCATATCTCGCAGCTGGGAGTGCTACCGAGTGCAGGCGCTGCGGATTTGAAGAAAGCATGGAACGATGAAGTCAGTGGGAAGTATCCGAAGGCAGTAGTGAAGTAGGCAGGGAAGGCGGGTAAAATAAATCAGGGGCCAGTGGATGGCCCCTTTTCAAATGTTTATTTCTTCTCCGGCGCCTTCCCAGGCTCAGTCGGCGGGGGGTTAGGCGTGGTGGGCGTTGTTGGTGTGCCGTGAGGCGGTTCCGGATCACCCGGTTTCCAGCCCGGCGGCTTGCTTCCATTTGACATGGTTCTATCCTCCTGTGTAAACGATTCCCAATGGTTTGGGTGCTACATTCCAGCAGTCCACCGGATAATGTTCCACCGTGGCCGCTATGAACTCCACATGATATCCGTCGTGCAGGTCGGGTACGTATTTATCGCAAAATGTCTTGGGGAATGTCTGTCCTACTGGCCCGGACGCGCGCTGGAAATAGAACGTATTAGCAGCCACGATCTTGGGACGGCCGTTCTCGACCACCGTGTCACCTGGCTCCGCGACCACGTTCAGGTCCCACACCACGAACGTGTGATGATACTGCCAGAGATCAATCGTCGCCATCCCCAGCACCAGCCCCAGAGCTACTTTTGCCATGTTCGTCAGCGTGGTGCGCGCAGCTTGCTTGAACCGGACGCTGGACGTGACGGTGGGAATGATGCTGCCGTTCTCTCTCTGCCTTCTCCAGACGACGCTTACGAGCCAGCCACAGCCCCACAGCCCAAGGCAGAGCATTGATAAGCGCAACCAGAAGTGTAGTGAAATCAACATGAGTCATCGCCTTTCCTTCCCGCTACCTGAGTTCCTTCTCCCGAGTTACCCACTGCGCGGGTCACTTTGCTACTTCCTAAGAAATGTGAATATACTTATGAGCACTAATATAAATCCCGCCGCTGCCACCAGGATTCCCCAGCCCTGCTTGAGTCCCTGTCCGGTTCCTTCATTCTTGGTAACTCGGTTTTCCAGTGTTCCTATACGGTCGATGAGGGCTTGGTGCGCCGATGTGTACTCCGTGCGCGGCAGGAACTTAACCTCCCGGTCGTCCATCGCCTGTCGCCACTCGTTGGCACTGTCCCTCCACTTCTCGGAGTTGTACTCTGCCTTGTTGACCGCCGTTTCTGCGGATTCTAAGGCTGTGGATACCGCTTCCTTCTGCCCATTTATCAAGGCTGTGAAGTGGATGTACAGTGTCTCCAGAGTCCACCCGGTAGTGCTCTTGGGCTCCGGCATTCGCTATCCGAACGTAACCGTCAGATTGTCAATCGTCGCCTTGTACGGCTTCGCATCCGGTGTAGCGTCCAGCTGATACGCCGCGTTGCAGTACGGCGAGTTCGTCTGGCTCTGACTCACGGGATGGCTGAACGTCACAGGAGTCGCTACGCCATCCACGATTACCTCGGTGAACCGCACCGTCTTGTCATCGCAGGTCGCGTCCACCTCCAGGTGGATCGACTTCCCGGCGGTGACCTTCGCCGTCACTCCGAGGGGCACCCACACCTTCTTCACGTAATCGAACCCCCGGATGATCCATCCCCCCGCGACCGGCAGGAGTTGCGGACCGACGTTGATGACCACTCCGGAGGATTTGCGAATCTGATAATCCAGCTCCACCGCCTGCACGGACGTGAGCGGATCCATCGCGTAGTCGCAGGAAATGGAAAACTTGCTGGCGGTTTCCATGATCGATTTCTGATCTGCGGTCAGCGTGGGATACAGCCTCCGCAGGTTATAGCAGTTGTCAGACTCGCCGCCAGCGAGCTTCGCTGGCTTGAAGTCAGCGGTGGCTGGTGATCCCGGCACGATGGCCACCGTCCCATGCGGGCCTGTCTTCGGCGCGCCAGGGGAGCGAGCCTCGTACCAGAGTGTTTCCGGCGCGACCGATTGAATGCTGGATAGCGTGACCGACTTCGGCGCGGTGAGGTCGGCGAGCTCCTGCTTGAGCTGCGCGATCAGCTGGTCTTGCGCGTCGGAAATCGTGGACGCCGCCGTCGCGTCGTCAATGATCTTCTGATATTCCGGTTTCATAAAATTCTCCTTCTGCCTGCGACCGTAGGGGACTTCCCCATAGCCATGACACAGCGGACACTTCCGCATCTTTTGAACATTCGACCTGGGCATGAGAGTTGCTGCATTATCTCACTCTTCACCCTTTGATGACGAATCCAAAGACGTGCCAGCCGAGGAGGAATATCAGTATCCCCAGCAGCAGGTGGCCGCCGAACGGACGCCAGTTGCCCGGAGCGGGTTGGTACATCCAGCCTCCAAAGAGAACCCACACGATGAAGAGAAACCAGAACAACATGCTTATTGGCATAAAGCCTCCTTAGTTTTCGTCAATCGCTGCAGCATCATGGGATGCACCGAATCTGCCAGCTGAGCGTGGCCGGTGTCAAGGCGATGATGGCGGTGATGCGGAGGGTCACGGTGTTGGCTGCGGATATCCATGCGATGTAGAGTGCCCCCGCTCCGAGGTCGCCATTCGGAGTGGCCACGCAGGCCATGCCTGGCTGTGCGCTAGTGACGGTGACTGCCTGAGTGGTGGAGGTTCCGAGGAGCATGGCCCCGGGGGACCACGATGGAAGAGTAGCATTCATAGATTAATTCCCCATGCACATCACAACGTACTTATATACGTTGGCGGCTGTCGGCGTTCCGTTTACGGTTACGACCAGCTGGGTCGCAGAGGTTGTCCAAGTGTGCGGTGGAGTGTTGAACGGAGTGGTAATGTCATTCCGCGAAATGATGCACTGCGGAGCCGCTGTCCACGTACCATCCTTGAATGTCACGGTGATGGTGGGATTTGCTCCCGGCGTGGTTCCAGCTGTCACGGAGAAGCTGAACGCCTGATCGAATCCGGTTGCGGCTGAGACCGCTGGCCCGGTTCCCCATCCGGCAGAGAGGACAATCGCTGCGTCCGCTCCGGAGAATGCCGTGCCTTGATTGGCCTTGTAACGACGCTCGGACACATCGCTAGTGGCAGAGTTGCCAACCGCGCTCAGAACGCTATTGCCGAATGTTCCGTTGTTATAGGAACACTTCAGCGTGTGTGCCGTGGAATCCCCATAACAAACTTCCTTCCCCGCCGCGCCGGACGGAGCAGTGGTCTCCGTAACCAGCATGTCGGTTGTGATGGCACAGGTGTCGCAGTTCTGGACTTTTAGATTCGGCACGGCGGTGGTGCTGGCGACGATGAACGGCGCGGTTCCGGTCGTGACTGTGCTTTGAATCTGACCGCCGAATTGTGATGTCTCCGTGCCTATGGTCTTGATAGCGAATTTAGTTCCCGCTGTTGGGCCTGCTTCAATTCTTATACCATCCCATTCAGTGATGGTTGATCCTGCTCCCACGGTTGGAGTGTTGACATGAAGCCCAGTATTCAATGCTTGGGTGAATGCCGCTGCTGCTGTGTCCGCTCGGGCGTAGATACCGGAACCTTCGGATGTGCTTGTAGATGATGTTACGGGCGCGGATTGGATGCCGATTTGAAATGCTCCGGTAAGATTTGAGTTGTTCTCTAAGATACCCGTTCCAGCCACGGCCCCCGCTCCAACTCCAAGGTTGGTCACGCGATAATTCCCTACTGTACTCATCCCTGTCGCGTCATAGACAGCATAATTAGAGGCTGCTGCAAACGTGTTGACCGCCGTGTCTGTCAGGCCTGGAGCGTAGATCGTGGAACCTGTAAGTGTAAGGTTGTTTGCTCCGGTGCCGCTGCCTGAATTCTTACCCTCATATAAAATACTTCCGCGAATCGTTGCTGTGCCACTTAGAACATTGAATAACGGCTGAAGTGTCCCATTGATCTGCGGCATGTTGAAGTAAGAATCCGATACCGTGATTCCATTGCCCACAACTATCAGTCCGGCAGCAGTAGGAGCCACAGCAGTCATGCGTGCATCCATGGCCTCGACCGTGGTATTGAGAGTGAGCGGGAAATCGAAGCCTTCATCCTGCCCCTGAAGGGTGATGTTGGTGGGAACGTTCGAGCCTGAGTTGATGACCACAGCCGAGCTGTGATTCGTGCCGATAACTCCGTTTAATATCTCAGTGTCCTTTTCAGATTCAAAATCAATGATCCCACGCAAATCCATTGCCTGTTTTGTCCATGCCTGTAGCACCACGCCATGCCCAATTTTTACCTCCGACATTGAAGTGGGACATCCCGTGAGAAGCGTTTGATACGGGCTGGCAAGCGATAAATCATTAGTGGCTGAAATGAACAGTGGTAGATCACCAATATATCCGCCGCCTATAATCTGAAATTGTTCAGCTCCTACGTTGTAAACCGGAACAGTTCCGACCGCCGTTGCCGCTGGCCGCGTGTCCATGTAAACCCAGACATTTTCTAACTTATTTTCTTCTGAAAAACAGAATGTTCCGACTCCAGTTGATGAACCATTGCTAACTGCGTTGTCTCTTCCAAAGAGAAACCCAATTTCGCTTGGAGTTGGGAGTCCAGAGGGAACGCGAATACTAAAGTTCTTCAGACGGGAACGGCCTGATCCTGTAGCATCCCAGACCGGCGTAGAACCTGTATTGCCTAGCAACTGCGTTCCGGTTAAGCCGAAGTCCTGCCCTGCGAGAGTAGTGGAAAATTCTTCATTTGAGTTCGACCCGTACACGTCAAGATTGGTCTTGTTTGTATCATTGATCGTCGTATTGACGCGACATTTTCCTGAAGGTAATTGCACTCCGCCTTGTCCCGCTGCATAGGCATTTACTAGGCAAGCTGTGATTGCTGCTGAATCATCCGTTCCTGTGAGCGTCGTTCCGTTCCACGTCGCATTACAGACTACCCCGTCTGTCCGGCAGTCACGAATTACCTTGCTCACGTTCAGGCCACCATTGGCCGATACTACTCCCGCGAATGTTCCCACACCTGTGAGGCTGACGCTCGTCCCGGTTGCTGCCCCGATATTTGGCGTTACGAGAGTTGGAGTGTTTGCGAATACGAGAGCACCAGTCCCGGTTTCGTCGCTGATTACGCCTAAGAGCTGCGCCGATGTCGTGGACGCGAATGCTCCAAGGTTGTTGGAGTAGCTGGCCGCTGAGAACACTTCCGACGTGCTGACCGTGGTTCCATTGTCTGTCACGCTGGAATTCCCCAGCACTCCCGACGCGCCGTTCGTGTACTTCGGCAGCGTGTTGGTGGTTCCTGTGCCAGTGTTGATTGTCCCGGCGGGGAGGTTGGCTGCGGTGACGTTGCCATTGGCATTGATGTTGCCGTCCGCCTGGAGATTGTTGACATGCGTAGTCTGGGCGGAGGCCACCGCCATGGTGAGTAGCATGAACGCGAGCGCGATACTGCATGGTCTTCTTGTCATAATGCCTGCTGCGAGCTGAAGGCGACGAGGTTGGTTCCATCGAACACTCCGGCCTGCGAATTTATAGTATTGGCTGTGGTAATCAGGGACAGGAACCCCTTGATGTTCGAGGGATAGGCGAACGTGCGACCCCCCACGGCGTCCTCGATCAGCTTCAACACCACAATCGCACCAGCGGGGATGCCGCTCAACACCGGAGCGGTGACATTCCCCGTGAGTGTCATCTGGAAGGTAATCATCGGGACCTTGCTGTTTACTCCAGGGCCTGCGAGAGCTGGAGTGGCAGAGAATGGGACGACGGTGAGCACAGGCCCGCCTCCGGAGGTCACGAGGGACGCCGCTGCCGCTTGCAGAGCCGCGCTGATGTCCTGCGAGTTCCCGGTGATGGTGATGAGCGTGTTGAACGACACTGGCGGGGTCGTACTGCTGACCACGTTGAATCGCCATTGCGACGGCGTGGGGGTGATGGTGTCATTCCCCGCGAGAGGCATCGACATCACTCCGAAGGAATCGGTGAACCCAGGGACCACAACCTCGAACTGTCCCTGTGGCACGCCGCCGCTGGTGTACGGCCCCGCGCCGGGAGTGGTGTTCTGACCCACGAACGAGGCGATTACCTGCGAGTTGACGTAAGGATTACCCGCTGGATCCCGTACTGTGGCCGTCACCAGTGTCATCAGTAGACGCTCGCAGTGTAGGCCCCGCCCCCGGCGGCTGCCTGCTGGAATATGCCGTTCGACGCAGGCATGTCGAAGGTGATGACGGTGTTTGCCGCTGTAGCCGCAGGGATGATGCCGATGATCGTTCCGCTGGCTGCGGAGGCGTTGTCGAAGAACACGATGGCGTTGGCCCCAATCACCGTAGTGACCAGTACCTTGCACAGCCGCGATTGCGCGGCACGAATGGCGATCCCCGCGACGGCCTGCGCGTTGGTTACCGCCACGGTGAGGTCGCCGCCTCCGGAATATTGATGGACTGGCATGGGTTCTAGTCTCCTGTCTTGGCTGGAGTATCTCCTTCCAGCTCATCCCAATAAACTGTCTTTGTACTTCCATTCGGCATGCGGACTGTAACCTTACCCGCTGGGAACGCCACGACGGTAACATCCTCGCCGTTCAATCTCACCAGCTTGCCATAGGAACTTACGATGTCCTTCTGTGACATCTTGCGTAGGCGGGACACGTCGCGGGAGGACTCTGCCGTCGCTGGTGATTCATCTGCGGGAGGTTTCTTCGTGCTCCCGAATTTCAATTCCAGCGATCGCTGCACGGCTTGGGACTGCTCGGCGGGAGTCAGTTCGTTGAACTTCTTTCCGGGGAACAGCTCTTCGGTCGCACGGGCGAGGTGGCTAGTATCTCCCTTTGGCTTGGCCAGTTCCTTAAGCCTCGCAGCCTCGGGGTCACCGCCGGACTTCGCCGCGGCGTCCGCTTTCGCCTCGGCGGCGCGGATTCGC